ATTGATATTAATATATTTCATTGAGTAAGATATAATAAAAAATAACCTAACACTAAATAGTAAAAATAAAAAAGAGGGATAAAAAACCCTCTTAAGTAAAAATTAATAAGATAAATTACTTATTCTTATTATAGTACTTCTCAACAACTTTTTTAATTGACTCCTGAATATTAGGATTCTTAACTTGTTGTTGTTGTTGTGGCTGAGCAGTTTGTGGCTGAGCAGCTTGTTGACCTTTATTCTTGCAACCGCACCCCATAATTTATTTTTTTAACGTTTATTTATGTTTATTCCAAGTTTATATATGATAAATATCTCAACACTTCTTTAATTGTCAATAAAACCAATATTTTATTTCTTGTAAACTATTTATTGTTATGAAACATTTTCTAAGAAAAATATTAAAGGAACAGGAAGAAAGTCAATATTATAAGATGACACCCCAAGAATATTTGGATTTAATGAAGTTATCTGGATATCATGGTAGTGTTACAAGATTAAAAAGATTTGAAGGTAAACCAATTTGGATTACAGGACCACTAAATATATCAAATACTCCTACAGATAGTTTAGGTAATGTTGCAAGAATTGAAGGAGGATTGGATATCTCAAGAACAAATATTTCGGATATTTCAGGTATTGAAATTAAAGGACATGTTTGGGACTCTGATACACCAATAGAAAGAAAAAGAATTGCTGCGGAATTACGTAGAAAAAGAGAAGAAGCCGCGGAAAGAAGAGCTGAAGGAGAGTGGGATTTAGAAAATACAGATGAGGAAGGATTAAGGGCGAACGCCCTTTTCCAATGGTTATTAGTAGAAGGTGAAATAGAAGAACTTAGCGAAGAAGAGAAAGAAAGATTAAACCAACTTAAAATAACACTACAAAATAAAGAAGAAGAACAGGAAAATTTAAGTACTGATATTGATGATTATAGTGAAAAATTTGATGAAATACAAGAAGAAATAGATGAGATAGAAGAAGAAATTCAAGAACTTGAGTCAAACAATAACGATGTTTATGTCATCTCACCTGAAAGAGGGTCTTTCTATGGATTATCACAGTTTGAAGTAATAGGGATTATTGGATTAAGAAACCATACTTATACCGTTGGTACAGAACAAGAAATGGATGACGCTGCTTTAGTATATGCAAAAAATTACATTGATGATGTTGGAGTCGAAGGGTTTCGAGAATATTTTATTGAGAATTACATTGACAAAAGTTCTTTAGAAGATTTTGTAAGAGAGGATTACGAGTATGACGTTTGGCAAAATCCTGAAGTTTATTTCAGTGATGATGACTTTGAGTTAACCGAAGAACAAGAAAAAAGAATTGAAGAACTTGAATCTTATATAGAAAGTTTGGAAGAATACATTGAGAGAATGGAGGAAGAACAAAACGATTTAGAGGACGAGATTGAAGACCCAGATGAATACTCACAAAGGTATGATGAGATTCAGAAAATGATTGATGACGCGGAAAGTAAAAAAGAAACTGCACAGGATGAAATAGATTCTATAGAACCTGATACAGAACCAACTCAAGAAATGGTAGATAGAGTTGTGGATTCACAAGTAGATGAGGCATTGAACAACCCTTTACAATATATAAAAAATAGAGATTTAAATATAAAAGACTTTATTGATGAGGATGAATTAGCTGAAGGGTTAATTAGTGAAGACGGTTACGGTATTATGAACGGATACGACGGAACATATGATTCAATTTATTTAGACAACGAAAGTTATTATATAATGAGAGTGAATTAAAATATTCATTTATATAAAAACTTTATCTATATTTTTTCAAATGGCAATAAGTAAAAAAAATAAAGTAAAGTTCTTAATGAATACCGATTGGTTATTTGAAGGAATAGTTGACGCTGAGGAGAAAGAGTATCGATTACTAAGTTATTTTCAAAAATTAAACAAGAATCTTGATGAAATGAAAGTTTACCCGATGTTCACGGAGATTTCTCTACATTTAGGTAATATTCAAACTTTAATCAATCAAAACAAGATATTATATTCTGAAAGAAATTTATCATCGTTTGACGATGAGTTATTATTGTCTGATTTAAAATTAAAGGATATACCTGTGTTAGCCGAAGACGAGTATGAAGAATATCAAAAAATTTTAAATTACACACTACCTAAATTAGAATACTATTTTGGTATAACAAAATCAATATGGGTCATCGTATATGATTCCATCAAATTAAATGTGAAGAAAAATAAAAATAATTTACAATCTAAAAGCGGTTTTTTTTATTTCACAACCAAAGAGACAAATTATATTTGGAGATATAACATCAGAAAAGTCAAAAAAGAAGAGAATACCACAAAAACTACAATTAAATTAATACATAAGGAACCAATTTCAGATTTGACAATCCAAGAAATTATCTCTAATTTTATGTTATCACAAAATAAACCAAAAAATCATAAATTACCTATTTTTGAAGTTATTTGTGAAGACATCTTCCCACTTGAAGAAACTTTGATACCAATCTTTAAAAGGAAAGTAATGTCATATATTTCACAAACGGTAAAAAAAGAAGAAAATACAGTTAAAAAATTAATTACCAATGGGGTTTAATAAAAGGTATGTTAGTTTAGATAGTATAAAAAAATTTGTTGATAATGGGTATCCTGTCTGTAAAATATTTGACGTGGATGCCCTTTTTTTTATGGATGAAAAGTCACATGAAATATATAAACTATGTATTGAAGGTGTTGAAGAAACACAATTAATAAAAATAATAAAAGATGAAACAGAATCCCGAAATCAGTAATTTACTAGCAAAACTTAGACAACCACTTGGTATTGATTTTATTAGTGAGAATATACTTAAAATGGACGAGTTTAAAACTAAAGAAATTTTAAATGAACTAATTGAAGACAATATAATTGAAAAAAGTGGAGAGTATTACGTATTGAAAAACAAGAAAAAATAAATATATGAATATAAAGTTAGAATATGTTTGGTTAGACGGTTATCAACCAGAACCAAATTTAAGGAGTAAAATCAAAGTAATTAATACAGACAAATTAATTTTTGATATTCAAGAAATTCCTGAATGGAATTTTGATGGTTCATCCACACAACAAGCTGAAGGGTCTAAATCTGATTGTATTTTAAAACCTGTAAGAATTTATCATGCTAAATTAAGTGATAGAGTTTATGTTTTCTGTGAAGTAATGAACCCTGACGGTACTCCACACGAAACAAATTTCCGCTCAAAATTAGAACATGAAGATGAAAATATTTGGTTTGGATTTGAGCAAGAGTATTTCATCCAAAGAGGTTTTGGAGAAGGTATTTTAGGGCATGACAGAAGATTTGTGGAACCACAAGGTAAATATTATTGCGGAGTTGGTTCTAATGTTGTTGGAAGAGATTTAGTAGAAAAACATTTAAACATGTGTTTACAACATGGTATAACCATAACAGGGGTAAATGCGGAGGTTGCTTTAGGTCAATGGGAGTTCCAAGTTTTCACAAAAGGTAAATTTAAGGCGGGAGATGACCTATGGATGTCAAGGTATTTCCTTTATAAAATTTCCGAAGAGTATGGTTACGAAATTACACTACACCCAAAACCATTACAACACGGAGAATGGAATGGTTCAGGATTACATACCAACTTCTCGACTGAAAAAATGAGAAATATTGGAGGTGAAAAATACTTCCAAGCATTATTCTCAGCACTTGAGTCAAGAAAAGAACAACATATAAAAAATTATGGTTCAGATAACCATATGAGATTGACTGGTAAGTTTGAAACCCAATCAATTGATAAGTTTTCTGTTGGGGTTAGTGATAGAGGCGCGTCAATAAGAATTCCCGCTCAAACCGTGTCTAATGATTGGAAAGGATATGTTGAAGATAGAAGACCAGCATCTAACGCGGACCCTTATAGAATTATTTTTGAGTTAGTTGAAACTTTAAAAATGACTGATGAATTGAATGAAGCGTTGAATAATATGTATTCAAACGTTAACATGAAAAAGTTTGATGAAATTAGAGAAAAATATAATGGAATTCCTAGTTCTGAAGAATTGTTGAATGAATATAGAGACGATAATGATTTTGAAGTTGATTCTGAAACTATGAACGGATGGAATATGCCATCAGAAGAAATAAAATTTGATGTAAATGGAAAATAAAATACCCGAATTTAAAATGTATGAGCCTCTAAAGGCTAATAGATGGATAATTGAGACTTATCCCACAGTAATAAACCCATATCTTTTTAGAAAGTATCGAATGTTTAATGAAGGGGATAAAATACTCTTTAAAACTCAATTTTTGGAAACAGTCGCAGAAAGTTTTAACCCGACAGATTTGTTAGAAATTACCGATATTACTTTAAAATATTTAGACCCTGTCGGTGATGTCGTTGGAGGATTTAAAATGGTTGTTGGAGGATTAAATTTTGACAAAAAACATTCTTATTCCGATGACGATTTGTTAATAACAAAAATGAGATTTGTTATTGAACAAATACAACCTATATTTAAACAATCAGAAGAAATATATTCAAGTCATGGACAACCAAAAGAATAAAGAACATGTTAATCACCCAGAACATTATGGTGGCGAAAATAATCCTTATGAAGCGATAAAAGTTATTGACGCTTGGGAATTGGGGTTTAGTTTGGGTAACACCGTAAAGTATATCTCAAGGGCGGGGAAAAAAGAATCTGATAAGGAATTACAAGACCTTAAAAAGGCTCTTTGGTATTTACAACATCATATTGAAACATTAGAGAAAAAATGATAGAAACTAATAAAATAATAAACGGAAATTGTATTGAAGTTTTAAAAACATTTCCTGAAAACAGTATTGATTTGATTTGTACCTCACCTCCATATGGTGTTGGGATTAGTTATGACGTACATGATGATGATATGGTTTGGGAAGAGTATACCCAGTTTAGTCGTTCTTGGTTAACAGAAGCGTTAAGAGTATTAAAAGATGATGGTAGAATTGCATTGAACATACCGTATGAAATTAACAGACAATCTAAAGGAGGTAGAATATTCTTTGTCTCTGAAGTATACCAAATAATGAAAGAAGTGGGGTTTAAATTTTTTGGGGTTGTCGACTTAGAAGAAGACAGTCCACACAGAAGTAAGACAACCGCTTGGGGTTCATGGATGAGTCCATCAAGCCCATACATTTATAATCCTAAAGAATGTGTAATTCTTGGATATAAAAAACATCATATCAAAAAGGTTAAAGGTGAACCACAATGGAAAGGTGAGGTGGTAGAATTAGAGGATGGTAAAAAGAAAACTGTTTATTCTGATGAAGATAAAAAAGACTTTATATCTTTAGTATATGGGCAATGGAAATATTTTGCAGACACTAGGTCATTAACGAAAGCCACGTTTTCAATGGATATCCCAACTAAAGCAATAAAGATTTTATCGTATAAAAATGATATAATTCTTGACCCATTTAATGGTAGTGGAACAACCTGTGTTGCTGCAGAAATATTAGATAGGAGATGGATTGGAATTGAGTTGAGTCCAAACTATTGTGAAATTGCTGAAAAAAGGGTGAGAGCCTTTATTGACGATAAAAAACAACAAACTATTGAGTTTTAAAAAGAGGTTAAATGACCTCTTTTTCTTTTTTTAGATATTTATTAGAAAAAATATCATAATGGAAAAAACTCTATTTACTGAATCTGAATTGAAAAACAGAATCGCTGAGATATACGAAGAAGAAAGACTCAAAATTATAAATGAAAAATGGAACAAACTATCTGGTAAAGATAGAACATTTGTTTTAGAATTTTTAAAAGCCGTTTACCCTGAAAAGGCTATGTTAGTAACTGAAGCTAGGTGGTATAATACTTTAGGGGATATAGTAGGGATATTTGACCCAACAGGGATTGTTGATTTAATTAACGGAATTAGTTATTGGAGACAAGGTGATAAGTTATTCGCCATTTTATCATGGGTTTCAGTGATACCTTACGTTGGGGATTTAATTGCTAAACCTGTTATTGGATTAATGAAAATGGGTGGAGGTGCTGCTAAAGCATTTAAAGCCGCTGCATTGACAGGGGATGCCGCTAAAATAGGTAGAACCGCTAAAACCGCGGGTGGGTCTATTGCTAAAATGGTAGAAAAGTCACCTAGTTGGGGTGATAAATTAATGAACTTGTTAAAAGGTTCAGTTGGTAAAGTTCCTGGATTAGGAGGACTTATTAAAGTTATTGAGGAGTATGTAAATATATTTAAGGGTGCAAGTAAAGAAATGAAAATGTCTAAAGAAATAACAGGTAAATTAGCTGCAAAGGCGGAAAAACAAGCATTAACAAGAAGTGAAAAAGAAACTTTGGCTGCGGAACTTAAAAAACAAGGACAATTTAGAGGGTTTAGAGATTATGCGGGGGCTGGACAATCTTGGAAGGCAAAATATATTTCAGGAGGTATGGGTAGATTATGGGGTAATAGAGCCACAAGGTCATTAATGAGAAGAACTAAATGGTATTTAGGATTACTCGATTTCTTGGGGGTTGCAAATTTTGTTGGTCCTGATGAATTAGAACAAAAATATGCTGACTTAGAAGCAAAAATAGATGAGTATAACAAGACAGAAAAGGCTCAAGAATATGCCATGGAAGAATTTGGTGATGTGGTAGAAAAACCACAATCCTCAGGAATACCAACCCCACCAGCATCTAGTGCGGCATCCCCAACAGGAGGAGGTATGGATGTTATCAGTGCGTTAGGTTCACTATTTTCTGGCGGAGGAGCTGGCTCAAAGGCGATTGGAAGTTTAATATGATGAAAAGATTAATAGTTGAAAGTGGGTTAAGAGATATAAACCAACTCGCTAAAAGATACCCTAAGGCAGAAATTTATTTTCACCAAGATTTGGATGGTGTTACCACTGCAATTGCGATGAAACATTATTTAGAGAATAACGGTATTAAAGTGGTTGATGCTCACGTAATACAATATGGTGATAAAGAATTTGCAGTAAAAAAGAACGATGCTCAAGGGGACACAATGCCTGTTTTGGTTGACTTTGCTCATGGTAAACCAATGTTTATAATTCATACGGACCACCATGATAGACAAGCGGGAGCCGAAGATACTAAATCAACCTCATTTAGACAATCAAGGTCAAATGTGGAAACTATTTCACAAGTAGTTTCTCCAAAAGACATTTTTACATCTGATGACTTACTATTAATTTCTACGGTGGACTCTGCAAACTACGCGGTAAATGAGATATCGGTAGACCAAGTTATAAATTACTTATTTAGATTAGACACTAATGAGAGTCTAAGAAAAAATAAAATGGCCTTAGGTTTGGTTGCTAATAAATTACTTTTAGCTTTTAAAAACAAACCAGGGTTCTTGGAAGAATTGGTGATGGTTACAAAACCATCAATATTAAATTTATTATTAAACATTAAAAGAATAATGTTAGAAAAAGGGTATGCGTCAATACCCGAATTAGAAAAAAACAAAGAAGGATATATCGAACAAATGAAATCACACCCAAATGTGAACGTTCAAGATAACGTTATAGTACAATATGGGGGAGGAAAGATGACTTCACCAGGTTCTTATGACCGATACACACCATTCAAGAATAATCCTGAAGCAGACTTCTTAGTAATTGCATGGCCATTAGGATTAGTACAAGCATCATGTAACCCGTTTAAAAAAGAGAGAGAATTAAAAGGTGTTAACTTAGGTGAGATAGCCCAAGAAGTTTTAGGTAAATGGAAATCACAACTTAAAGAACGAGAAATACCATTGTCGACTATTAAATGGATATCAGAGTCATCTAAAGAGTTTGGGGCCGAATCAGTTGGGTTTACATTCAAAGATTTTGTTGCGTTATATGGTAAGAATTTTAAAACATTAGAGAACGGAAAAGAAGTACTTACAACTATTGGAGAAATGATGCAAAAACCATTTACTGAATTATCAGAAGAAGAAATGGAAATTCTTGATGAAGTTACGGTTAACGCTTGGGATTTAATTCAAGCAAATTCAGGAGGTCACAAATGTATAACTAACATATCTGGTTTAAATTATATGGGAAGAAGTAAAAGACCACCACAAGGAAAATACAAATACAATCCTGAAAAAGATGACTCTCCCTATGTTAAGTTTACTAAAATGATACAGAATGAATTTGTCAGAGTTTTAAAAGAAAAAATTAATACTCGATAAAATCACCTTCTTGAATATTTGAACCTTTACAAGTACCTCCAGCAACTTCTAATACATAGTTACCTGAAGAACAATAATTATCACAATCGTCTTGTAAACATGGAGGACAGTCGTGATATATCTTAACAATTTCATCGTCTTGTATAAAGATAATATCTAATGGTATAATACAATTTTTCATCCAAAAACAATGTTCACCGTCACGTAACATGAAGAACATTCCATTAAATGTCGAATCAAAATTTCTTTTCATCATACCATTTTGAATGTCTTTTTCAGAAAATACGGTTTTGACTTTAAAATTTATTCCATTTATATTTAATACCATACTTATAAATACTATAACAACGTTAAAAATGGAGAAAACTAAAAGATATGGGGGTATTATTGTAAAGTGTAAGGATGAAGTTCTTTTGTGTAAAAGAAATAACGAAGGAGACTTACCTGGTGTGTGGTCAATACCTGCGGGTAAATTAGGAAAAACCGAAAGTGCCTTAATAGGTGCTAAACGAGAATTTTTTGAGGAAACTAATTTAAAGATAGATAATGGTATTGAGTTAGTTGGTTTTATTAATAGAAAAACAAGAGATGGTGAATCAACAAAAGGTTTAATGTATGTTTTTTTACATAATGTAAATGAAAAAATTTATCCTGACTTACTGAATGCAATTGATGGTGAAGAACATACCGAATGTGGATATTTTACTGAATATGACTTACCTATGGACAAAAATGACCAACTTTATTATCTAATTAAAAATATTTTTAAGAAAAAATAAGTTTTTCGTAAACAAGGATATATTTATTTTTCATAAAGCCCAACAACCCCTTTCATAGTTGGTTGATATTAACCCTAACAAATGTAAAAATTTGTTGGGGTTTTTTATTTTTTTTTATATCTTTGTCGTTATGAAGAATAAAGTCCGTATTGAGAACCGTAAAGTTAAGTTTGAATATTTTATAGAAGAAAAATTTTCTGCGGGTATTAAGTTAACTGGCGTTGAAGTTAAGAGAATTCGTGACGGTAAAATATCCATGACCGACTCATTCTGTTATTTTAATAACGGAGAATTGTATATTAAAGGAATCCTTATTCAAGGTATTGGTAACGATAATATTGGTAGAGACCGAAAGTTGTTATTAAAGAAAAAACAATTACGGAAACTCGAAACTGAATTGGTTAAAGGTTATACAATCATACCTCACGTTCTTTATGAAAATGAACGAGGGTTATTAAAAGTTGAGATTGTATTGGCTAAAGGGAAAAAACTTTGGGACAAACGTAACACAATCAAAGAAAGAGATTTAGATAGGGAAATAAAAAAATCTGATAGGTAGATTATTTTTTTGTATTGTCGTTTTTTTATGTTATCTTTGTAAAACAAACAATTACAAATACCCCCACTATGACACAAAAAGAATCACAACAAAGGCACATCAAAGATACTGTTGAATCAGTACAAAGATTGGCTGACAATTTTAAATCTGAAAAGACAAAAATTGAGTCTGAGTGGGATAAGTATTTTAAAGAAATCCAAAAACATTCTAATAAATTTGAGTTGGTTAAAACTCAAAAAACTAGTACATGGGACGTACAAGTGTACATGGTAGATTCTGAAGGTAAATACAACTATAACTCCCAAAGAGTTAAAGTGGGTAATATTTCACAGGACTATAATGAAATGAGTATTGTCTATAAAGGAGAATTACCTGAAGGATGTAACGCTCACCGCATTAATATTTATGTCGAGGAACACATCACAACACCAAGAGGAGGATGGAGAAGTAAGAGTAATGGTTTTAAGTTAAGAGTTAGTGTCAATCATGATGATAACAAGACTTATTATAAGACTGGTAGACCTGTAGTTAAAATTGTTGAAGAATACGCTCAAGGATTGTGGAATGAACATAATCGTAAGGTTAAAGAGAATGAACTTAGAATGAAAGCATTTAGCGAGGCTTTCAAAAGGTATAGAAATTCTATCGTTGATTTTGGTGGTAACAGAGTTAATAATATTAACACAAACAGAAATCAAATTGTTGTAAAAAACCTTAATGGAAGTATGGTCATTCTTAATTACTCAGAAATCAATGGTGAAATTGAGTTTAATGTACAACAAGTTTATCTCGGACCTAATAGTGCTGATTCTGTAATCGAAGCATTAGGAAATATGAAATAATTTGTTTAACTTTGTATCAAATAATAAAATTATGATAACAGTATATTACAATATCAAAATAGAACACGAGAAATTTGGAGTTTTGGTTAGTGAGTCTTTTGCGGACCAAACACAGTTCAAGTTATTCCTAAAAATGGTTAACGGGTGTTTGGAATTGAAGAACGACTTGACGTTTTTTAACGGAGTGGATTTTTTAGTTCACGTTCCTTACAAATATTTGGTTGATTCAATCGTGTTAGCTTCAAGTTCACAATACAGTTTGTCGGACTATGCTAAAAGTAAGATAGAGGCGTTAGTAACTAAGTAGTAACATAAAAATAATTTAAAATGATACAGTTAATTTTATTGGGGGTTGGAATATATTTGGTGTATAAATTTTGGGCGGTCATTGTTAAATGGGTTCTAATCTTTTCTTTGTGTTCGTTTATTTTTGTTATGTTTAAAGACACTGTAGTAGAAAAAATTAAAGAATTACCTATTATTTCTTATATTATTAGTTAAGGTTCCTTGTTATCCATAAAACAAGGTGGTGGATTCGCTGACATAAGTCGGCCCCAAAAAGGAGACAGTTGTCTCCTTTTTTTATTTTAAGATATTTATGTTAAAAGAATCCATGAAAAAAATTGTTATATCTGAAGACCAATTAGAAATGTTAACCAATAACATACAAGAGTCACCTGAAAAAGGTTCTTATATGGCTAAACAACAATTATTTGTAATTGCAACTTTGGCTTATAAAATGTGGGAGTCTATGGAAGAGGGTGAACAATTAGAAGATTGGATGGAAACCAAGATTGCTCAATCTGAACAAAGTATTACGTCAGTGGTTAAAAGTTTCATGTATGACGAATTTAAAGAAACTCCTGAAAATGACGGTATGGGTAAACTTAATTTTGAAGATTTGATAATAGGTAAATAACCTAACTAGTTTACATATACTTTTTTTTACACTATTTTTAAAAAAAAAAGTTTTTATGAGTAGGATTATTGTTACTGGCGGTTTAGGTTTTATAGGTTCACATTTCGTTAATTACATAAATGACAACACTAACCATGATATTTTAATTGTGGATAAATTAACATATGCCGCTAATAGAAAAAATGTTAAAAAAAATACTTCACTATTAGATAAAGATATTTGTGATTTAACCCCTGAAGATTTGGGAGAGTATGAATATATTGTACATTTTGCGGCTGAATCACACGTAGACAACTCAATACAAAACGGGTTACCATTTGTTAAAAGTAACGTTCAAGGTACGTTCAATTTGTTAGAAGTTGCAAGAAAGAATAAGAAACTAATTAAATTCTTACATATATCTACTGATGAGGTGTATGGTGATATGAATGATTACGTTCATATATCTGAAAATTATAGTGCAAACGAAGGTTGTAACCTTAATCCAAGTTCTTATTACTCATCAACTAAAACGGCTTCTGATTTATTAGTGGTGTCTGCAAACAGGACATTTGGTTTACCGTATTTAATTACAAGAACATGTAATAATTATGGTGAGAACCAGCATTACGAAAAGTTTTTACCTAAGATTATCCACTCAATCAAAAATGATTTAGAAGTCCCTGTATACGGAGACGGTAACCAAGTTAGAGAATGGATTCACGCGGACGATAATTCTAAGTCAATCTATAAATTATTAATGTCTGATAAAATTAATGGAATATATAACATAGGGACTGGTGAATCCTACACCAATAATCAAATTATTAAAATGATTAGTGAGATTATAGGTAAAGAGGTCAAATTCAAATATGTTGAAGATAGGTTAGGTCACGATAAAAAATATTCTTTAGATTGTTTTAAGTTCAAAACAGAAATTGGTGAAATCCAAACTATCAAACTAAAAGAATGGTTAACACAATATATTAATGGATAAAATGGAGAATCCTGAGATTTTTAAAGGTAAATATTTCGAAGATAAGAGAGGTGTATTTGCACCACTACAATTAACATACGATGAGGGAGTTTTGAATAAAAAATGGATTCAGAGTAATATAAGCTACAATCCTAAACCTTATACGCTTAGGGGTTTACACTTCCAAATAGGAGAGTACTCACAATCAAAACTAATTAAAGTTATTAGTGGAAAGATTATAGATTTTGTTGTGGACATTAGACCAACATCACCTGATTATTTAAAGGTCTACAAATATGAAATGATGGACGGTGATGAGTTATTTGTCCCTAAAGGATTTGCCCACGGATTTATAACATTAGGATTTGATGTTATTGTACAATATTTGGTTGATAACATTTATTCACCAGAAAACGAGGGGTCTATTTTTTGGAAAAGTTTTCCTGAAATTGTTGAAGAAATATCTAAGTACACTGAAGAAAAATTAATTGTTATCTCAAATAAAGACCTGTTGACTAAAAATTTTATTTAATGCAACATTTTTCTAAATTGTATGAAAAAAATATGGTCCTCATCCAGGTTCCGTCCACTAAAAATGAAAGACTTAAAGTTTTTGTAGATGAAATAACCGATACTGAATACAATATAAATTTTAAAGTTGAAGTTAAAAATATTGATGAGTTTAAATATCTTACAAAAAATATAATCCAATTTTACATTAAGTCTTATTTTGAAACATGTCTGAAAATGTTTTCGTTAGATAGAGATGTTAAAGTAATTTTTATCTAAACTGTATATTTATTATAAAATATATACGATGGACGATAAATTTAAAAAAGCCATATTTGAAGAAGTAAAAAAAAGAGGAATTATTTTAGAACAAAAAACAAAAACATCTGATTTTGTTGAAATGATATCTTTATTACTTCATTCAAGAACACAAATTCACACACTTCATTTACAAACAAAATCATATCCTGAACACATGGCGTTGAACGAATACTATGATGGAATAGGAGATTTAATTGACGGTTTGGTTGAGTCATACCAAGGTAAGTATTCTATCCTAAAAGGATATAAAAACTATGATATTGATGGATATAAAGACACCACTGCAACTATAAACTATCTTAAAGAACTTTGTGGTAAGGTAGAAGAATTACGTGATTGTTGTGAAGACTCATACATCCAAAATCAAATTGATAATGTATGTCAGTTAATTAATTCAACTCTGTATAAATTGAGATTCTTAAAGTAAAAGAAAATATTTTTTTAGAACCCTCACAGAAATGTGGGGGTTTTTTATTATATTTGGGTATGAATGAAAAGATACATCCTAAAAGGTTAAGATTATTCATAGAAGAAATTTATAAGAATTATCCTGAAACTGAGAATAACGAAAACTATAGGTTTTATTATCTTTACACTGATTATCAAGAAGAACAAGAATTCCTATTAGTTATAGTCTCACCACACGCATTGGCGAGAGAAGCAAAACTAGTCAATCAATCCATACAACTGTGGAATGGGATGTTTGGTTTTAAAGAATCAACAATATTATCCGAGGAGGATTTCCAAAGGATAATTGAAACCCAAGTTAGGGAATTACAAAATACAATTAGAGGGACCAAATATACCTCAGTTTTTTATGAAGTATGGTAATAATCTAATTAAAGTATATTTATATATACAATGAAAGATTTAATCATAAGAATATTAAAAGAACAATTAGAAGGTGCTGGTGATAATCCTCTTTCTGAAAAAGAAATTAGGATGTTTAAGTATGTGAATAAAGTTAAAAATTCTGTTAAAACACAAACCGAATATTTAAACTTATTTAAAACTTTAATGAAGATGGTAGGAAGACCTGATTCAGATGCTAAATTTTATTATGAAATTTATACCGCAAATTACAGACCAGAAGGTGATTATGAAAATCTAAATAAAGATAACTTTAAACATTATAGAGAATTTAAACAAAGGAGAACCCCTAATAATAGTGCATATGAATATGCTTCAGGTAAACTACCTTTTAAAGGTTCTAATTTAGAGGGAATTTGGGATGTGAATGATAATAATGAATGGTATTATGTTGTAAAATCATATGAGTGGTACCCGATATACCTATTTATAAATAATCAGTGGTACAGAGTAAGTAATTCATACTCATCTAGTACCGCGAAACATTTAGCAGGAGCTAATCCGATGAGAAAGGCTACTTATGACCCTAACATTAAAGAACCAATTATTAAAGTAACTCCTGAAGAAATTAAGAATATCATGAATGGTAAGTCTATGGAAACTATTAAAACAAATAGACTAACATCCTTTATGTCTAGATTTGGTAGAGAAATGAATATGGGTAATCCATCAAGAATGATTACAATTGGATGGGGTAATGATAGAAAGAAAGTAAAATTTACAATTAAAAATGTTGAAGAGAAAAACGGTAAGATAAATTTTAACATTAGAATTGACAAGGCGGGTACTGTTGAAGGTACTAATAAAATGATTGTAAATCCTGAAGGGTATGTAGTACCAAGTCCTTTTTCTGAAGATATTGAAAATGGTATTAAAGAAAGATTACTAATGGACTATAGTGATTATCTAAAAACTGACAACACAAATTTCGAATTTTATCACCCTAAAAATGATAAACAATAATATTAAGAAAGCCATATTGAGTTACTCCCAATTGGAATTTCCTGGGGTTGAGTTTGATATTGAGGTTCATCATAACGAACCATATTTAATGCTTGTTGTGGATTGGAGTAAAATGGATAAAAACAGTCCAAATTTTGACGAATCTTATAGAAAAAAAATATACAAGGAACGACCCGAAAATTATGAGGGCGTTTGGATTTCACAACCACTTAATAAAATTATTAATATTAACAATGAGATTTATAAATTTTTTAATGTTCAATTAAAAGCAGCTTATAAATTTAGTAACTATTCTTTTTTAGAACCAATTGAAAAAAAAATTAGAAAAGCGGTCACCGAATCTGAGTTACCACATTTAGAGTTTGAATTCAGAGGAGATGCAAACAAACCAATATTAGACGCGTGTTTTTATAAATTTAATAGTGAATCTGACAAAAAAAAATACCCAAATTTAGGACTGTTTGTAAAAGATTTAGAGGAAATACTGAACAATGAGTTGATAATTAAAAAAAACTATCAGACGGTGTTTTCATCGATTAAAAGAAAATAATATTTTTCTTGGTTTATTGTTTTATGTTTTGTATCTTTGTGAAACAAATACAGAAACATTATGACAACAGACATCACCACCCAAGTAAAAAATTATCAAGGAAACAACTCATTTATCCTTAAAATGAAGGATGCTTTGACTAAGTACGGTTCACTTACTGTAAATCAAAGAACTGCCGTGACAAAAATATTGTCAACCCCTACCGAAGCAAAAAAAGTAGAACTAACAGGAGACCTTAAAGTTATCTCTGAATATCAGGGGACTAACTCATTCGTGAATGAATTGAAGGGTAAACTTGAGAAATACGGTAAACTCTCTGACAAACAAGTTGCTGCGGCAATTAAGACAATCAAGTCTGACGAGAATAAAGAAAACACCGTAAAACTAAACCTCCCTACTGTTGGAGAAACAGTTAAAGTTGGTCGTTCAGTTGGACAAAGAATGAAAGACACTTACGGATTACAGTTCAACCCAATCCTTTTGGACATCACTAAAGTTTTGGCAGTGTCACCAAAAGCGGTTAAGTTCGCAGGTAAAATGACGGTTAAACGTGGAGATGTTTGTGTGTGTTGTGCTAAAACACTTACTGACGAGTTCTCAATGTTGACTAAGATGGGTAAGACATGTGCTAAACACATGGGTGTGGAGTACATCACAGACGCAAGTCAGGCAGAACGTTTCCGTAACGAATACCTTGCAAAGGTTGAGGAAATCGGTGAGATGGAGTTTTGGGTTCCTAAATCTAAAATCATCAAATGGGATGGTAAGACTGAAGTCATCTTGAAGATGATTTAATCTAAAAGGGGGAGAGGTTGACTCTCCCCATTATTATTACTAACATTAAACAAAAAATATAGATTATGCAAACTTTAGTTTTTAATACTACAGAAAAATCAATCACGTTATACTCAGGACATAAAGGTTGTACTGGGACAGTTATTGTAAATATATTACAAAACGTGCCAACTGTTAAAGTGACACCTGAAGGTTTCTATGAGGTAATGCAAAGACAAAATGAAGGTAGTAATGGTATTCCTGTAATGAGACTCCCAATTGCAAATACGAACATGCTCATTGAGAAATAATTTGACTTTTAGGGAATATTACCTATCATTGAATAGTAAATCAAAAAACAACATATGACTGTAAAACAAGCATTAAAGTTGAAGAATAAATTGGTTAAAGAAATCACCGAAGAACTACAAAAGGCTCAGTCCTATAATAGTGTTGAAGTGGGGTCAAATAGACCATATTCTTCATCTGAATCGTTAGAAAAGGTTTCAACCCTAACCAATGAGTTGATTGAATTGAAAACAAAGATTCATCAAGCGAATTCACCTGTGTATGATAAGATTTTCAGATTGTCTGAATTGAAATCATTGGTGTCAAAAATTAAAGTGTTGAATTGTACTGAAGGTACATCAACTGATTACTACTCAAGACGTAGTGAGAATCCACCTGTAATGACCTCAGAAATCTCAATCGTAGAGAGAGATGGGATGGTAAAAATTATGGAGGACGAGATTGAGTCAATCCAAGACGAATTGGATACACACAACGCTCTAACCCAAATTTAATATCTGGGATAGTCGAGTGATGATGTATACACACTATTGTTCTGAACAGATGTTATGAAGTTGATATAGTACGGTCCTTTAGTCAAGATTCAAGCGTTCAACAGTTATCAATTAAAACTTAAAACTCTGTTTTCGACATTATGACCTCACTTGAACAGATATAAGAAACCCCTCTTCGGAGGGGTTTTGTTTTTTAATCAATATTTAATTCCATTGTTCTCATCATCCACATAGGTTTTTCTTTAGCCTCTAACGCCATTAACCATTCTTTGGCACATGGGATATGATTATAACAGTCTTCTTTAACGTGTTGTTCACCAACATATCTTGTATAAACGGTTTTCCCTTCACTATTGATGAAAGACATACCAAATATCTTTTCACATTCAAATATCCCCTCAGAATGGTGTCTAAACATCCTGTGGGTTGAATGACCATACCATCCCTTAGTCTCATCAAACCAGTTGTGGATATGGATATAATCTTCCCAATTTCCCCCGAATTTTTTTGCCGAACTTTTTGAATGTTGTATAGGATGTGCCATCTTTTTTAGTTAAATATAATTTTAATATTTTATTGTTAAATACTTTGTTATTTCTTACTTTTGTATTATGAAAACAATGAAAGAAAAAATTGATTGGGTTATCGAACAACATAAAAATACCAATCATATGTACGATATTTATTTACCATACGAATTCCATTTAAGAATGGTTGTTGGAGTTTATGAACAATTTAAACACTTGGTAGAAGACGTTAAAAGGGATGAAGTCAAATTAGCATGTTTTGGTCATGACTTAATTGAGGACACTAGAGTTACTTATAACGATGTTAAAGAAATTTTAGGTTATGAAGTTGCTGATTTGGTCTACGCATTAACTAATGAAAAAGGTAAGAACCGTAAAGAACGTGCTAATGACAAATATTACGAGGGTATCCGTAATTTAAAATACGCCTCATTTATTAAAATGTGTGACCGAATCGCGAATGTGCAGTATTCCAAGATGTCTCGTAGTAGAATGTTTGAAATGTATAAAAAAGAAAATGAAGAGTTTACCAAAAAACTTGGAATAACTCAATATCATGTTTGTCATTCTATGAAAGAATATTTGGATAAGATTTTTGACGAGAACTAAACTTCATAGTCATAATATTTATTATTATGAAAGTTAGAATCACAGAAGAACAGTTTGAAAAATTACAGGAGATAGACTCCTATAAGAATATGATATTCAAGTATTGGGATAAGTTTGGACCTGGTATTAGTAAAGAAATGATTAAACTGTTTGGTATAAGTTTCGGAAAGTCTTCTATCAGAATGACCGACTTACAAAGATGGCTTAGAGAATATTTAGGAGAAGAAAAAATTAAAGAATTCTCCAAAAGGTTTTTAGAAAACAAAGAACATCATATTAATGATTGTGGTGGTTATGATTTTTATTTCACTTTTAACCACTCATTTGAAGATGGACAATATTTGTTTGATATCACAGTCGACGATATTAGAGGTACTGTAATTTTAATTATGACAGATGGAACTATTCATAAGATTAAAGACGCAAGAAACGAAGAGTTTGGATGGGAAATTGAGAATGAAGTGGAAGATTGTATTCATGATTACATATCTAAAAATTTAGAAGATAAAACAGGAGTTCCATTTGTATTTGAGAAATTAACATATAAATCAGATATGTGATGGAATCTGAAAAGTACTTTAACTTATTTAAAAAATATACTAACGGTAAAATTAATATTCACGGAGTTTATTTAATACCAATAGAGATTAGTGATAATTATGAAATTTATTATGACTTGCATAATCCTGATAAAAAATCATACTCTAAAACTTCTCTAACAGGTTGGTTGAATGAGATAAGACAAAAATTCCATGAAGCTTTAGGTTTAGATTTCGTAGAAAATTTAAATTATCTTGACGTAGAAAATTTTTATTTAAGTAAAGATTTGTTAGATAAGTTATCCAATTATTTGAATACTGTTAAAGTTATAAAAGTAGGTTCTATTGAAATACATGTTGAGCATTTGTATTTTACCTATGGTATCAGACGAGATGATAGTTTTGTTGTGACTAATTATGTAAAACCAATTAAATCATTTATTGAAACTAAGGAAAATAAAAAACGTTCTATTGAAATGGATTTTGCAATTAAACGTTATAAAAACGCCCAAGAGCTAAGTAAGTATGATGAAACAGAATTATCATATCCTAAATTTGACGAAATAATTGATGAAAATCCTGCGTTAGTTGATAATGATTGGATGGTTCAATATGTGATTACTGAGTTTGATTTAAACTCTTAGACATTCTTTCCCATTGTGTCTTACCCATAGTACCTGGGTTCATTACCATCAAATCTTCTAACCAATCAAAAATTTTAATACCACTTTTATTGTATATCTCAACTTGATAGTCTCCAGAATTAATGGGTAGATGTTTAAAAGGGATTAGTTTTGTAATATAATTCTGAACATGATTATCAATTAACCAAAATGGGTCAACATGTTCGTATAAATCTTTTTTAGTTACATCTTGATTTAAATACATTTTATAAACTAAAAAAGGACTCTCACCTCCGATTAATGAAACTTCCATTTTATCTAAGTCAGCGTAAGTGTCTTTAATTAGACTAGAATTTAATAATTTATTAAGGGAAGTAAGTTCAGATTGTATGTCCATTTTTAAAATATTACGGTTTTAACAGGTAATTTATATTTATCCTCAAACCAATTTTTTACGAATTCCTCAAAATTATCACCAAACATTTCTTTAATTTTTAAATCAGCATTCATTTTAAGTATTGGTTGAGATTCTAAATCAACCTCATTCCAACCCTCAATGTTTGATTGTAATGGGTAGTACTCCATCATTGGAAAATTAGGTTCACTTTCAAAAAATATTACATCAACTGACACTCCTTGGTCCCAATCAAAAAAATTATCCTCGACCAAAGTTAAGTTATTTAATTCTGGTAGTGAATCTAAATAAGACATAACGTAAGATTCTAACTTAGACTCTAAAATTAAGAATTTCATATTCATAAATATTTATCATTATGGAAACCGATAATAATTTAAACAAAACATTAAATTTAATCCATTCTTTCTTAAAAGGTAAACATTGGTATGAAGATTGGTATAGTATGCCGTACTCAGATTCTAATGACGATGTTGTAGATTTTAAAATACAATATCGGATTGAGAAAGTTTCACTTTGGAAATCAAAAGAAGATTTAGATTGTTTATACGAAGGAACCGTTTATATAGAACCAATTAGTTTGTCTTTGGGGGTTAATGATGAATGGGAACATGGTTTCAAACAACATGATATCTATGAAAGAAATTGGGATGATTTGGGTGATAAATTAGTAGAAGACATATTGACGTATTTACCGCATGTCTGCGTTGACTACAGTTTCAATTTCTCTACCTTAAACAAATAATAATTATGAATTATATCGAATCAGTTATTCAAATTTTTGGGATTTCAATAACAGTAATTTTAATAGGTTTACATTTAACTCTAAGATTTTTTAAAAAAATAGAGGATTAAAGATTACTTCAAACGAATCCTTTTACCGTCAGAATAGAAAGGCGTAATACTATTATTAATGTACATATATGTGGTGTCAATAAAAGTCGGCATATTCCAAAAGTAAGAGCTTATTGGGTGGGATAGAGTATATTCATAATCGGTTACAAAATCATCATCTAAAAATATTTCAGAAATAACATCTGAGAATTTAGATTTTGGGTATTCTTGACCATTTGATTTATTCCAACCTTGTAAAAAGGTTATGTCCAATTCTATACTTAATTCATCATGATAGAAAGATAATTAAAAATCTACAATTGAAATCATTTTCTAATTTATAATGTATTTATAAATAAAATAAGGTATGAAAAAAGTTATAAGATTAACTGAATCAGATTTATCAAGAATTGTTAAACGTGTTATTAAAGAACAGTCATTAAGTGATTTGGGTAGACTACCCGATAAAACAACAACACCTAAACCATCAGGTGTAGAGACAACCACTAAAATAAGTGGTAACGGACAATCACTGTTAGATAACAGTTCCGAAACTTACAACTCCTCAATCGGAGTAAAAACATTACCCGCTTGTTTTAATAAAACATTGTATCCTGGGTCTACAAATTTTGACCAAATTGGTGTTAGTAGTTCTGAAGTTACTGATATTGTTAATTTGATGGACTGGCCAATGGATTCTAGTGATGCACAACAAGTATTACAATGGGCACAAGGAAATGGAATGACGGCATCTTTGGGTGGTAACTATAATGAGTTTGGTAGTATTAAAGATAGAGTTGTCCAAATTAATGGAAAATGGTATCCAGCCATTGAACAATTAAGAGTTGAATATAACAAAGATGAGTACTTTGAAACTTTGGGTTCAATAACTAAAAAAGATTTATTAAAAAACGTACGTAATAATTTTGTTGAAGCTTACAACTATTGGGTACGATGTGTAAACGGTGGTAAATAAAAAATATTATGAAAAAAATTATAAGATTAACTGAATCTGATTTAACAAGAATTGTTAGACGAGTTATTAATGAAAAAGAGGAGGGTGAAACTTCTTTTGATTTTAGTCAAATCAATAATAAATTGTTGAGTGATTTCTTTACCGTAAAAAATGATTTCAGATATTTGAACAACCATAATGGTATGGAAATATACGTTCTTAAGAGAAATGGGTTTAGTGTTATGGTTGCAGTAAAACCATCCAACGAACCGTCCAAGATATCAATGGTCATTTTCCTTAAATTCCCAATGGGAAAAAGTATCAATTACTTACAGGAGGTTAAAGGTATGGAAAGTGTTACAATACCTATGGATGATTTTAATGGTATGACTCGACTAATACAAGGAGCAGTTGATTTTGGTAAAGCTCAAAATGATTATGATAATCTTCCACCACTACCAAAATATTAATATGATACTTAAACCCCACCTTTATTAGATATGGGGTTTTTTTGTTAGAATAAGATTACGTGTTCCAACATATCTTGTTGTAGGTATGGTTTTTAAAGCCTCAACCGAATATGATATGTCATTAGGATTATATATATCCCAAATTATTCTATAATCTGATTCATCAATACCGTATAAATCAGGTATTAATTTAATCCCATGAAAATCGTATTTAGGTTTTAAAAATTTGTCATCGTAAAATTTTATCTTGTCTCTACTCATAATGATAAATACAATAACGTTTTGTAATATAAGAATAATTGTGTATATTTGCAACTATGATAGATAATATAAATGTGATTAAAGGTTTACTTAACTTCGAAAAAGAAGGGGATTTTTATATGCTTTATGTGTTTAAAAGGAAAAAAGACCAACCCGAAGGAGAACGAGATAATCATCAATCAGTTAGAACTATTAAAACTTATTGTGTTAGTAGTGTTGAATACCTTGAAAAAAGGTATGATGAGGTTAAGAAGTTATGTGAATTGTTCAACGCTCGGGCATATATCCATGTACAGAAACAAAATCATATGGATGTTTCGTTGGATATGTTAGCAACACTTGCCGAGAGGATTAAGAATGGTGTTCACAATCAGAAAGGATTATTTGATAGTGTTGTTGGACAAATTAAAACAAATGAAAAAAGGTGGATTGTGGACATTGATAATGTATCAATGGACTCTTTTAACCATGACCCATATTACATCTCTATGAGAGGGTATATTACTGAATTACAACTTGAGGCAAATAAAACATTAGGTATGACTTTTATCAAGACTAAATCAGGTTTTCATATTGTTACTCAACCATTCAATGTTATGAAGTTTAAAGAAAGATATCCTGATGTCGATATCCAAAAGAAAAACCCGACATTATTATTTGTACCATGATAACACAAGAATTAACAATAAAGGAATTAAGAGTTCCTCATTCACACGATAAGAGGACTTTAATGTTAAATGATATTTTAAACAATATTGTTGGTGCTAAAAATTACCAAAAACATAATGTGTTTTGTGAGTTTAGGTGTAACTATCCAGGTCGTGATTATTATTTCTTCATAAAGACAAATCCATATAACAACTCTGATATTTTATGTGAGTCGGTTTATTATTTGATTGAAGAAATTTTGAATTGGTATGATTTATCGGACATTGAAAATTTTGAAGTTAAATTTGAGGAAGGTAACAATAGAATGAAATGTACTTATTATGATTTAGCTTGGTGGGGTTATAGTAGAAGTAACTCACCTTGGGGAAGAAAACCATCATACAGTGATGAAAAACTTGATAAATTACGTAAGTGGATGGAACATAAAATGGAAAACGAGAAAAAAGAGTATGATGAAAAGATGAAGAGGGCTTTAGGTGGTGGAAGAGCGTTTTGTGAAAATAAGGACCTAATAATTATCCATAAACCTGAAGGTTTTATTATGAAAATCAAAAATAAATTTGTAAATTTGTGCCATGGGATTATTTACTATGTTTGAGGTGGGAGGTAAAGTAAGGGATGAACTTTTGGGTTTAGAATCAAAAGACGTTGATTATGTTGCAGTACCCAATGATTCATTACTTGAAAAATATAAAGGGGCTCACGAAATGTTTGTGGTCTTAGAATCATATCTTCACGGTGAAGGGTTTGAGATATTCCTCTCAACACCAAACTGTTTTACTATCAGGGCTAAGTTTCCTAAAAATCACAAATACCAAGGTGTTGCAGATTTTGTTATGGCTCGTAAAGAGGTTGGTTACATTCCTGAAACTAGAACACCAATTGTTAGACCTGGTACTTTATTTGACGATTTGGAAAGACGAGACTTCACATTAAACTCACTTGCAAAAGATGAAAATGGGAATATAATTGATTATTTTAATGGTTTAGAAGATTTAAAGAATGGTATTTTAAGAACACCATTACCAACCGAGAGAACCTTCAATGACGACCCACTCAGAATTTTAAGGGCAATTCGATTTTCAATTACCAAAGGATTTAAAATTACTGCAACAATGGCAATCACCATTGATTGTTACAACTATGAAAAAAATATGGGGGTAGTTTCCGTTGAAAGGATTAGGGAAGAATTATTCAAATGTTTCAAACATGATACCCTTGAGACGTTGAAAGTATTAAATGAATTTCCTATGCTTAAGAACTATATCTTCAAAAATAATATTTTGTGGTTAAAACCAACATTAGAACAATAATATGGATAAAAAATTTATAATCACCAATAACCAAGATGAAGTTCAGTCTTGGTTAGATTTAGGTTATGAGATTGAAAAAATGGAACCTTTACATATTACTGCAGGTACCCATCAATCTTACAGTAAATACGATGGAAAAATTGCGGTATACTTAATTAAAAAAAAATAAACAAAATGGATGAAAAAGAAAAAGAATACGTTGAAATTTGTGTGGGTATTGGTTTAGACCAATTTACTCCCGAGTACATTAAAATTCCTGTAGAAAGCGAACCAATTAAGGAATCTAAAAAAACTAAGAAAAGTAATGAAATCGAAATTGAACGGGAAAAATAATGTTACTCCTGAAGAAATTCAAGAGATTGAAAGGTTAACAGGGGGAAAAATTGGGACGTACACATTCGGTCCAAACAACGAACATACATTGGAGAACTCATTTTTATCTCCTGATGGAATATACATTGGAAGTATGGATGAAGCTCGTTGGTACGTCAAAAATCAAATGATGATTGACGAAGATTACCCACACGGAGTTGCGGCGGTTATCGCTCCTGAAACATATGGAACAGACAAACCAGTAATTGAAGGGATGTATGGTTATACTCACAGAGGTGGAAATATGTTTAGAATTGGTGACAGATTATTTAATGAAAAATACAAACCTGTTAAAGAGGATTACGAAGAGGAACAATGGAATGAGTGGGAAAAACGATTCAATGAACTTTATGAAGGTGAAGATGAATTAGGTAGAAGATGGATGGATGCTGATGGTATTTCATATGTTATACCATTTAAACTACGAGGACCAAAGTTAATTGAAATAATGGAAGACGCATTCACCGCGGCAAAAAATATGTCAAATTATTTAAGTTAATATGAAAATAATCGCTTTAGGGGACACTCACGGAAGAAGTAAGTGGAAAGATATAGTTGAGAAAGAAAAAGATTCCGATAAAATAGTTTTTATTGGTGATTATTTTGACGCTAAAGACGGTGGATATAGTGCTAACCGACAAATAGAAAATTTTAAAGAGATTGTGGAATTCAAAAGACAGAACCTTGATAAAGTAATTCTTTTGTTGGGTAACCACGATTTCCATTATTTAACTGATGCTGGGGAACATTACTCATCATTCCAATTTGGATATAAGGATGATATAAACAAAGTATTACAACCTGTAGTTGATGAACGATTAATCCAAATGTGTTATAAAGATGAAAGATACGTTTTCACTCATGCTGGTGTAACCAAAACATGGTGTGGAAATAACAACATCACCACAGATAATTTAGAAAACGATATTAATAATTTGTTTTGGGACGATTTAACTAAATTTAGATTTACAATGGGGGATAATGGTAGTTATGGTGGTAATGACATAACCCAAACACCAATATGGGTTAGACCTCAGTCTTTGGTTAAAGATATGGTTGATGGTATTGTTTGCATAGTTGGACACACCCAAGTAAAGGAAGTAACAGTGTTAGAAGAAGACAATTTAATTTTAATTGATTGTTTAGGAAGTTCTGATGATTATTTGGTTATTGAAAATAACATAGTTAATAAGAAATGAAAATAAATTTTTATAAAGAATCTGATAATAGGTGGTACGCAGATTTACCTGAATGGGAAGGACCTAAAGAAGCTTTGGAAATGGTTATGGGTGCAGATACCATGTTAGATATATTATCACAAGGAGAAGGTTTGGTAAGTTTAGATATGGACACCAATCATATCGATGGGTATGAAAAGTTGGTTTTCCTAAATGAAACTCCTGATTTTGGTGAAGGAGCGTATTATCACATGGAAACCTACATGGGATTAGAATTTAATTTAGACATTTGGTTATGTGACGTAACCAAGTTTGTTTTTGGAGAATTCCCTAATATTATATATTTTAATAAAATATCATGAAAGTATTCAAATTAATGTATGATTTTTTTAGATTATGGATTATGTGGGGTGACAGAAAGGAGGCCTGGCAAGACGCCAAATATAAAAATGACCCTAAGTTCCAAAAGGAAATGAAAGAGTTGGACAAATCGATGAAAAAATATTTTGATAATTGGGATAATGGAGTACATTAAAGATAAATCAAAAATGAGTAAATTAGAAATCAAAAAATGTGTTTTAGAAATCATAGATTCATTGTGTGATAGAAATGGATTTGATGATTGGTGGTATAACTTGGATGATGATATTGAAAAAGAAATAACCACAGAACTTGAATCTATAATTGAAAGAAGATTAAACAAAGACAAAGACGATAGAACAATGGATAAAATTGTTGATTTTACATCTAACTCAAAATGGGTACAAGTTGAAAAGATTAAGTCACAAATTGAGGTATTACAAGAGTTATTAACTGCGGATGTGAATAAAATAAACTTACAGTTAATAATGCTAAGACTAGGCATAGAATTAAAACAACTAGAAAATGAAAAATAAAATGAAAGATTTTAATGAAAAATGGTATTTCATCGGGACTGCCGTTGGAATACTAGCAGGAATCACAATTGGTTGGTTAATGTTTGCGTAATATGGATAAGAAAGAATATATCTTATGTGCGGCAGTTTGGTATAAAGATTTACCAATGAAAAAACCTGAGATATTAGAACCAAGAGGGTTCCGACCATACAACATTGATAGAGGTGTGGTGGTATCAGGATGGAGACATGGTAACTGTATTTATCAGATGGTAGCTATTACAGGACTAAGAAGTATTCCTGCTGAATCGGGTGAAGAGGAACAAGGGTTCCTAACAAATTTGAATCGTTTTGTTGATAGACAAGAAGGATATGATATTGCCGAAGCTGCAGGCCAGTTAAATGATAGGCCAAGAGGTGGAAGTCGAACTTTATATAGTGAAGACTTATATTGATTTATTTTATCCTACTTAGTATTTATAAGTATGAATTTGTCTTCTTGGGAAAAAAACGCATCTAATTTATTAACATCGATAGTTGAAAAACCGTCAGACAACTTCCATAGTGTTGTTGTAGATGTTACACCTGACAAATATGGTGGTTATGATATACACGTAACATTCCTTTTTAAAACTTTTTTTAAAATGGCCGATTCTGATATGGTTCATTCTTACAGACCTAAAATTGGTTATTATCTAAAAGAGTTTTTACCAAAGTTAGGAGATAGAGTTCACATTAGCCAAGGCTCTTCAACAGTAGAGAATTATGAAACGGTTAATAAGCCATGGTATGAAGATATGAAAAATAAAAAAATCGACGAATCAGTTCTTAATATTTTAAAAGAATTAAATAATCAATTACTTACCGAAGCATCAAAGAAAAAAGTCCTTATGGATAAAGTAGGGCTTAGTGAAGAAAACGCTGATTTCCTTGATAAAACTTGCGGTTCATTGGCGGTTTGGATGGCTAATAAAGTCATCGACTATCAGATGAAAGCTATGAAAAGTTGGGTTGGATTTAAAGATGAGGACTTAACAAAAGAAAAAGCTTTAGAGAAAATCAACTCTGGTAACATGAGAAATTATTATGGTTCTAGAGTTACTGAAATAATGGATTGGATTAGGATTGGACTTAACGGTAATGTTAACGAATATAAAAATCTTTCATTAACAGAATTAGGTGAGGAATCAAAAAGATGGCATGATTCATTAGGTATTGGTGGAGGTGTAATTAATTACAACGAAGAGAATCCAATCATTAAAGATTTCAGGGATAAAAATGGTATAGGTTTTTATTGGGCCGACTTACAAACTAACGACTCAAGAGAAGAGTGTGAAAGAATGGGTCACTGTGGTAGAACAGGTTACGGTAATATAATTTATTCATTAAGAGAAACAAAAAAATTACCAAATGATAAATACACAATTAACAAAAGTCATTTAACCGCATCTATAGGTAGAGACGGTACTTTATATCAATTAAAAGGACCTAAGAATTCAAAACCCAAAGAAGAATATCACAACTACATTCTACCATTATTTTTTGTTCAAGATGAAGATGATAATGGGGAATACCTCATCCAAAGTTTCGGAAGTGAATATGCTGCCGATAGAGATTTCAAATTAACAGACTTACCTAACGATGTATTAGTTAACTTATATCAGAATAGACCTGATTTGTTTAATACTAGGTCTTTACAAAGAAAATTAGCTGATTTAGGGGTAATTGAATTACCAAAGATAAATTATAATATTAAAATTGAAACAACACCTGAAGATTTAGGTAGATATGTTGATGGTGATTGGGTTTATCGAAGATATAAAAGAAAAGTTAAAACACCTGCAGGTCATGAAATTGAAAAAACTGAAGAAGTTACAATGTTTGAAATAATTTTAGCAGGTGATACATGGGGTTTGTGGGATAATTATGATGTTGACTGGAAGTCAGCGCTAGATTATCACGTTAATAAAGAAAATGAACAAAAAATTAGAAGTATTGTTAGATTCATTGCTTCAAAAGATAATGAAAACTTTAATGAGGAAGAATTTAATTCAACAGACACTGAGGATTTAATTAATGAATGGGATGATGACGGTGAAATCACAAGAGCAATCTCAAATGCCGTAAATAACGCTGAAGCTGACGACTATTCAAATTACCTTTATAAAGAGTTAAAAGATGCGATTGAAGAATACGGAACAATTGAAAAAATGGACGATAGTGGTGTCATTATTAATGTTGATGCTGAACCATACATAAACGATATAGATGAAAGATGGCTTGATGATTATATGGAAAGGTGTGATGATGATATTAAATGTGTATTTGAGGAATTAGTGTACGGTGGGGATATTGACAAACCTAAATTCAGACCTGATGAAAGATGGTATCCGAGCGTTGACGATAGATACTTTAATGAAATGTTGAGTAATTATTTATCAGAAGCGGAATACCACTACACAAAAAGTTAAGTTGAGAATACAGTCTTAACTTCATTACCAATAACTCCCTCAAAGAATTTAGGAGAATATCGATTGATAATCTCTTTACCAAATATCTCCTCCATTTGTTTGTAAATTTCCCAATCTAATTCTACCATTGGAAAATCAGATGGCATATATTCCTCGAAAACGGGTGGTAATCCATGATAGTCTAAGTAGTCTTTTCTTGTAGAATGATATACAAATATACAAGGAGCTGGTTCGTAATCACCTTCATCATCTATATCATACCATTCAATTGGATAATAACAACCATCAAACCCATTACCATGTGGCATTACCTTATCTAAATCTTTTGATTTAAGATATAACTCTATTGATGAGTATATTTTATTTTCAGTAATTATATATTTCATAACAAAATTAATCCTTATAGTCTTTCATACCACATTGCAATGTCATCAGTATCAAAAGATTTATTAAGTTCATTATGAATCTCCTCAAAATTTTTATCACTGAAACTATCGTCTATTTTTATTGATAAATCAGGTACATAAGTACTATAGTTAACCGCGAAAGGAATTTTTAATTCACCCATCAAATCAAATAAGGGTTCATAAACATCAGTACCTGAATGCTCCCAAACAATATTAACCACAATCTCATCGGTTATAACATATTGAGATAAAGAATAAACCTCATCCTCTAAATAGGTACTCAGATTGGTTATCATTTCATAATACTCTTCAGAATAATTAGGAGAGCTTTTCCAATATTTTGAATGGTCATTATCTATTGTAACATATATAGTGTACGTTTTTTCAGAGTAACTATTAAAGTATTCAGAAATCTCAACTGAGAAATCAATCCTACCTTTTATAACTAATGAATCAATAAGTTTATGTAATGCTTTTTCAAGTTCTTTTTCTGACATATTTATAAATATAAAGACATATATTAATATTATAAGGTATTTATATTGAGAATGGGAAAATTTATAATAACCGAAAACGAAAAACAACATATTTTAGGATTGTACGGATTGATTAGTGAACAACAAACTAATGAAACCTTACCTTCTATGAATGTTACTGTAAATTTTAAAAGTGGGTGTCACTCAAATAAAGGAGGTAATAAATGCCCCGCTAATCAAGTTAGTACAAACATTGACCCTCAAATCGAAAAGATTAAAACTTTTTTGAAAAATGCCCCTAAAGGTAAATTAATAGAAGTTGTTTTATCGGCAGGTGAGTCACAAGTACCAAATAAAGATGCTGAAAAGACTGAGTTACCAAGACTAAATCCTGGAGAGTTATCAAAAATGAGATATCAATCTTTGGAAAGTTATTTAACCCAAAAGTTCCAAGAGTGGATTAAAGAGGGAATAATAACTTCTATGCCAAGATTTACAAAAGTAGAACCTGTTATTGGACCTACAAAATGGGACCCCGCTAAAGGTGCGAGTCACTCCGATTATACCAAAGAACAATACTTAGGTGTTGTTATTAGAGTAACCAATGAACCCGTAACAATTCAGACAACAACAGTGCCGCCTAAAACAACTACAATTCCTGACCCAGGATGTGCTGCAGGATTGAAGATACAAATTTATGTTAAAACACACAACTGTCAAAATGCTGAATTTTTTGTATTTGCAAATAACACGTTATTGTATAATACACAAGGAGGAATGACTGCAAACCTAAATAATTCAAATGTATCTTTAGGAATACCAACAAGTACTGCTACCAAATTTAGTTCCAAAGCTTTAAACCCTGGTTATGGAAGATTACCAAATGGGGATGGTAAATTTGGTGGTTATACATATGGTACTAAAAACAATGATGGGGATATTAGTGGTGGAAGGTCAGACACATTTATAGTTACTGAAGAACAATCAAGACAAATAGTTGCAGATGGTGGAGGTAAAATTGTTATATGGATGATTTGTACTACAAAAGTTGCACATAGAGATTTACCTTTTGTTAGAATAACTAAAAATGTTAGTGGTAAAGAAACTGTTGTTTATCCTGACCAAAAACCTGGTAAAACTGAAGGTAAACTTTTAGTTTTAGATGCGTGCGGAAATAAATTATCAGATGGAGGAAACGACCAAAAACCTGACGCAACTCAATATCTTAACCAATTAAAGTCTCAGAAAAATAGTATACAAAAAGAAGTAGGTACACCTGAACAAAATAATGAACAATCGGATACTAAACAAGTTTTACTTGAAAGAAGTGGGGAATTAAGAAATAGTTCATATCAATTAATGAATACTATCTTGAGCGAAAAATATTCAAAAGAAAAATTTAGTGTTAACGAAAAAGACCCTAAATATGATTTTGGAGTCTATAAAGAATTAGCGACATTACTAAAAACATATTTTGCTAATTTTAATACTTTATTAGACCAACAACCTTCCTTACGAAGAAATAGAAATGGTAGATATGAAAGTAATTTTATTAATCCTGGTATTGTTAGAATTAATAACCAAGACATGTATGGGGATGTCAGGTATGATATGGATGATTTTTATGCGATATACGACGCAGTTTACGTAAATGATGAAGGAAATCTTGAACCTGATGGTATAAAAAATAACCAAAACAGTATATATCTTTCTAAAATGATTACAAGATTAACAAAAGTAAAAAGAGATAGATTTACGCTTGGATAATCAAAAAAAAGTTGTATATTTGTATTGTTGAATTGAGAGAATTAAATCTTAACCGAAAACAAGTGAGCCGAGTCTCAGAACGGAGCAGCGAGTACGTCAAAGACGGTGGTTAAGTGGGTGTCTTGGATGTCCCTACCAAGCGTAATTACAAAGGTACAACACGAGAGGTATTTGTATCGCCAACCCTCACAGAAATGTGGGGGTTTTTTGTTATCTTGGAGAATTAAGTCTAACTTCTTTATCCGATGTATAGAAATGTAACCCTTTACCTTTAATTTGATTAATAAGTACTAAATTATAAGACATATCCTTTTTACTTTTTGAAGAATCATTAAACGTAACTAACATTTGATAATTACTACCATCTTTAGTCTCTATTCTTACTAAATCGTTATGTCTAATCCTTTTTGTAAATATTTCTTGAGCTAATCTATCCTTATTATATAATAGTAAATTGACACCTTCATATGGAGAAGGGTTAACAACCCTTTCATCATTAGAGTATTTCGGGTCTTCTTTGCGAAACATACGCTCAACATAGTGGTATCCAGGGATTATGTTAAATTCAATAGTTTTTTCTACCCCCGTAAATTTATCAGTAAAAGAACCTGTGAAAGGATTAATAATTTTTAATTTATCTTTAAGATATTTGTATTCTAAATCAACTTGTTTTTTAACTTCAGGAGAAAATTTAATATCCGCACTATAGACATTTTCACGAAGTAACTTTGATTGTTTTTCAGATAAATTACCAACAACCTGTATATTGACCCATTTAGAATCTACAAATTCTTTAAGAATATTCCTAATTAAATTTTTCATTACTTCTATAAATATACGAAAAAAGATTTGGCAGATAAATCAAAACACAGTATCTTTGTGTAACAAAACTGATAGATATAACCCCTTAAAATATTAGACAATGAAAACTTACGACCAACATAAGATGAAAAGAACTCAAATCAGACAAGACCAAATGAACGCTGGCTTCTTTGACGGGAGATTCGTAGCGAGAACTCAAACTCCTAAGAACGTGTACTCACGAAAAAATAAACATAAAAAAGATTGGAACTAAACCAATCTTAAGTAAACCCATCGGATTCGATGGGTTTTTTATTTTTAAGATATTTACTGTAAAAGAATATGTCTTATTTAAATTCAAATATACCAATCATCAACTGTTTAATCAGAAACGAATTTTTATTTAATCACAAAAAAGGAAAAGGTGAATTCACACCTTGTGATGTTCATTCAGTGGCATCAATTCAGGGAAGAACGCCTTTGTTTGAAGCTTTTTTAGAGAATGGAGTTAATTGGACAAGAAGACCAATACACGCATTTGTTTGGAAAGAAGACGCTGAAACATTACCACTAACTGAATACATTTATTGGGACTGTTTTAGTTCTTATATTGACGTTAAAGTTAGAGAAAGACTGTCAGGGTTAAGAGCCGATTTAATATCAATCACAGGGGTTAAAAGACAAGGAACATATATGTTTACATTAGATTGGTCCCATGAGAACAGAAACAATCTTGATTTAGGTTTTTCTGAAACACCTGAGCATAAATGTGGGCATGTGTTTAAAATGGATAATGGTAATTATTTTATATATCCTAATAACAGGATAATTTGGTTTGACAGAGCTTGGACATTCAACAGAATAGATAAAAATCCAGGGTATGAAATTGATTTAAACATATATTCAGTTGAAAACAAAACTTACCACTCAACTGATTATTCCTATATGACAGAATTTAAAAAAGAGGATTAAAGTTTGAATTTTTTTTCCTATCTTTGTATTTGTGATAGTAGAAAAACTTAAAAATATTCCTCAGTTCCCTGGTTGTTACTTATTCAAGGATGACAAAGAACAGATTATTTATGTGGGTATGTCAAAGTACCTACCAAAAAGAGTTTCATCGTACTTTCAAAAAAATCATACTGATAGTAAAACAATTACTCTTGTTGAAAATATTAAAGATGTCGAGTTTATTATATCTTCATCAGAACAAGAAGCTTTATTGTTAGAAGAAGACTTAATCAGAACTTACAAACCAAAATTCAATATTAAAGGTAAAGATGATAAATCAAGAAAGTGGTCTATCTGTTTAACCGAAGAAGAGTTTCCCAAATTAGAAATTGTAAGAAATAAAACTGATGAGAGAAAATCTTTAGATTTTACAAATGGACTTATTTGTAAAGAAGTTCATGACATGATTGGTAGAGTACTAAATTTGAGAACTTGTTCATATGATTTGTCTGAAGAAAACATCCAAAAAAATAAATTCAAAGAGTGTTTGGATTTTCATTTGAAAAAATGCGACGCACCGTGCATTTCAGGTATTGGTAAATTTCAATATTCCATAATTCTAAAACAAGTTTACAAAATTTTTGATTTGGATTTTTCAGGTTTGAAAAAAGACTTAAAAAAGTTAATGAAAACTCTATCAGATAATCTTGAGTTCGAAAAGGCTAATATGGTTTTACACAAAATCAAAACTATTGATGAACTTGAAAAAAAATTAGAGGTTGTTAGAATTAGAAAGTATAATAAAGTTGCTTTTGAAATCAAAAAAAGTTTAGGTTTAAATAAAATACCAAACGTAATTGAAGCATTTGATAACTCACACAATCAAGGAGATTCAAACGTCGCGGCTTCAGTTAGATTCGTTAATGAAAAACCAAACAAATCTGAATACAGAAAGTATAACATAAAAACATTCAAAGGAGTTGATGATTATGCTTCTTTTGATGAGGTACTTAACAGAAGATTTAAAAGACTTTTAGAAGAAAAACAAACACTACCTGATTTAGTATTAATTGATGGTGGTAAAGGTCAATTAAATGTGGTTAAAAGAGTGTTTGATAATTTAGGATTAACAGGTAAAATAGATTTAATATCTATATCTAAAGATAAGAATCATAAAAGTTCTATTATTCACACGACGAATGGTAGTACTATTGAAATGAAAACTGATAAAGTTTATTCTGTTTTAGGTAAAATACAAGAAGAAGTACATAGATTTGCAATTAAATTTCACAGGGAAAAACAAACTAAAAAATTACTTAATTAGTCTTACTGAATCCTTATCAAACCTCACTTCGGTAGTCTCACCATCGTAGTAATCAACGTCTATTTCTTCTCCTTCATAATACTCAAGAGAACCTTCTCTGTCCATACTTTCTGCGGTAGTTAAAACTAAATCTTTTGAATATGAAGTTAAATAATGTTTATATGTCCTTCTAACATATTCGGTTCTATGCTCATCAATATCAAATGAATATTCATGAGGTTCAGGTCTTATAAATTTAGATGAAGGTCTGTTGGAATCAAAATCCATATCACTATTAAGTCTTATTATTGCCGCTAAGTAATTTGCGTCAATCGGGAACTCAGAATCTATACCAACTATCTTACACGCGTTTTCACAAGAATCTAAAAAAGAACTGTCTTCCATTATTGTTCTATCCTTAATAAGTGTTTCTAAAGTATAGTCGTATTCCAATAATAAATTTTTTATTAAGAAAAATAATTGTACATCACCAATATTTTCTAATTTTGATTTCTCCATATAATCATAAATATTATATTTATAATAAATGAAACACCTAATAAAAAAAATACTTAAAGAAGAAACTGAAGATTTTGATAAATCCGTATTCAATTTCTTGATTAGAAGAGCAAAAATATATGATAGAGAACTAGGACATGCAGATTTTAAAGTTAGAGAAGTCACTTTTAATATTGAAAATGAGTATTATTTATTAAACTCATTTATGTCCAAAAAAGATATGACATGGAAAATATTAAACATGTTACAAGATGAAAATGTTATTGATTTGGGAGAATATAATCCAAATGTGTTAAATACGGACAGACAAAAAGTTGTTAGAGCCATAAGAAAATTTATAAATTCAGTGTTTTAAATGTTATGCAAATGAATATAGAAATTAAAAATAATATTAAAAAAACTATACCTAAAATTAAAAATTTGATTTATTTATCTGAACCAAATTTAATTGGGTTACCCGATGTTAAACTTGTTGATTATGATTATAGTGAAGAAGGTTTAATCATGGTCCTGATTCAAGTATCTTTTAAAGTTGATACTGACCAAACTTTATCTGGAATAATTGACCATTTAAACGATATCGACACTAAACTTAATCAATTAATGGATAAAATATCTTTTGATGAAAATGGTAATTTGTTTTCGGCTAAAGTAGGTAGAGGGTTAACTAATAATGGAATCTCTTTAGTTACTAAACTTGAGTATACTTTTAGAGGTGAAGAGATAGATTTAGAATTAGACTTTATGTTCGCATAAAAAAAGGAGGTATAAACCTCCTTTTTTATTTAATATCTGTTGATTCTATTAGAGTGTAAGTAAACTTGTTACCCCATATCTTAGAAGCCTTTTTACAAATAGACATAAAGACATCAAAATCCTTAACTCGTTTAAAAACTTGACATCCTTCAGACCAATTCTCAACCCAAGTCGAATCTTGACCTGCCTTGTGAATGTTAATCCCAAACATTCCTGTGTCGGTAACCTTTTCTTCAAAGATTAAATCTTTATTAGCGTCTCTCCATACAGTAACATTACCATTTCTTTGACAAAGAGCCTCATACTTTCCTTGATGTAAATCAATTTTCCAAACACCTCTGTATTGACCTGGTACAAGTCTTGCAACACCTTTTTTATTATGGAATTCCATAACACCTTTTTTACCTGGGTCACAAGTACCATTCCAAATGTAATACTGCCAATTACCTGACTCATCTTTAAAAGACAACGTAATAAAATCGTCAAATACGTTAGTTACTTTATCCGCAACACTTGGAGCGTTATTCCTAACCCCAATTATATTAACGTCATAACCTTTATTACCTGAATCTTCAAACCAAACGTAACCTTTGGCTTTTACGGCAGCCTCGACCTGTTCTCTTGTGTAACTCATATTATTAATTTTAATATAAATATGTTTATATTTTAAAAGTAAAGAGTTAGGGTATATTTATTAATATGAATCAAAAACGTAAACTATTACTAATACCATCGTTAGTTTTGATGGTGACTTTTCTTTTAACTAAAATTTTTATTTTAGCGGGTCTTATCGATGCTACTGATATAACAAGAATTATTGAGATATCTTGCTTTTTATTATTTTCCCCATTATTTTATTTCTTAATGAAATTTCAAAACACCGAATTAAAAAGTGGTTTATTAAAACAAATTAAAGATAGTGAAGAATTTATTGATTCAGCAACAATTGTTTCTGTTGCTGATAAGTACGGTAAAATTACATACGTTAATAAAAAATTTGAAGAAGTCTCGGGATGGTCTTTAGAGGAGGTTAAAGGTAAGGACCATGTTATTGTAAACTCTGGATTACAACCTGATGGATATTGGGGTAAGATGTATGAAACCGTAATGAAAGGTGAGATATGGAATGACGTTGTAACCAATAAAGGAAAGTCAGGAGAGTTATACTATGTTGATACATACATCAAAGCAAAATTTGATAAGTATGGTAAATTAGAAGGGTTTTCATCAATTAGACAAGATGTAACTGAACTTAAGAAAAAAGAAGTTGAAATCCGTAATAGAATGAATGCTATAAATAAATCTAACGCAGTTATTGAGTTTGATTTACAAGGAAACATTATTTTCGCTAATAATTTGTTTTTAGAAACTATGGGGTATTCTTTACAAGATGAGATAGTTGGTAAACACCACAGAATTTTTATTGAGGAAGAACATTTAAATAGTGACGAGTATCGTCTTTTTTGGGAAAAATTAAATGAGGGTATTCTATTTACAGGTGAAATAACTAGAGTAAAAAAGAATGGGTCTTTAGTATATCTACAAGCGACGTATAACCCAATTGTTGGTTTAGACGGTAAATTATATCGTGTTATGAAAATAGCGACAGATATTACCAATTCTTACGAACAAAGAAGAGAAATAGAAAAGAAAAACACTTATTTAGAACACGCGGCAAAGATATTAAGACACGATATGCACTCAGGTATTAATACGTATATGCCAAGAGGATTAAGTTCGTTAGAACGAAGATTAAAACCTGAAGACATTACAGATTTAAAAATCGAGGCACCTATTAGAATGATTAAGGAAGGACTTAAACATTCACAAAAAGTATATAAAGGAGTTTACGAGTTTACCAATTTGGTTAAAAAAGATGTTGTTTTAAATAAGGCGGAATGTGATTTAAAATTAATCCTATCTGACTACCTATCTTCAACCGCATATAGTAGTCAAGTTATTATAGATGAGTTACCAACAATAGAAGTAAACGAACCTTTATTCTGTACCGCAGTTGATAATTTAATTAGAAACGGTTTAAAGTATAATGACTCAGATACCAAATTTGTTAAAATAACTTCGGATAATAATTATGTATTTGTACAAGATAATGGTAGAGGAATTACACAACAAGATTTTGACCATTTATGTAAACCATATACAAGAAAAGAAGGACAAACAGAATCGGGTACAGGTTTGGGATTAAATATTTGCGTTGCAATTTTAGAAGAACACGGTTTTAAAATTACCTGTGAGAAAAATGAAATAGGAACTAAAATGAAAATAAAAATAAAATAAAAAAAAATGATAGATTCAATTTTATTAGTGGATGATGAGGATTTGTTTCACTTAGTTTTTGAGGACAGTTGTTCCTTATTAGACATTACGTTGTCATTAAAAAGTATAAATAGTTCTGACGAGGCGGCTAAATTATTTGCGGATTGGCAAAAAAATTCAGAGGGCAAACCTGAATGTGTGTTTGTCGATTTAAATATTATAGGCTCATCATTTGATGGTATTGAGCTTATCCGTAAGGTTAATTTTGAATACGGTAATAATGTTGTTATAGGTATTATATCTTCAAGTAATGAACCTGAAGAACAAGCTAAAGCGATTCAATCGGGAGCTCAATTTTGGATAATTAAATCTGATGATATTGAACCAAGGTTAGAAGAGTTTAGAAAAGATTATGAGGGGTATAAAAATAGAACCTTACCATTTAAAGTTTACAAATGATAAAAATAGATAGTAATACTAAAAAAATCTTGATGGACCTATACGTTAAAAAAGGTATAGGTCTTGAAGGCAATATTACTAAACTTATTGATGGTGAAGATGACGAAGACTTTAAAAAATATCTAAAAGAATGTGAAACCAAGGATAGTGATAAAAGACGTAAACGTCTTGAAATGACTAAAAAAATCCAAAAACAAAATGATGACTTAATTAAGTTAAATGATGAAAATCAAAACATACTTAATGAACTCCAAACAACCTTAAATGAAGTTGAGGAAAGTAAATTAACTTTTGAAGTTCAAAATAAAGAATTAAATGAATGGAAAAAAGATAATCTCACATTAACTGAAAAGTTACAAAATGAGATGTTTAAATCTGAGTCAGCGAGAATTAATGCTGAAAAGGCTAAAGAAACCGCACTAAACGACTTAGACATAGTTCAAAAAAGGAATCAAACAGAACTTATCTCTACCATAGTTAAAGTTGCCTTATGGGTAATAATGGGTGTTGGATTTATAACAACGGGAGTTTATGTTTTAACTCTATTCTTAGGTAAAGACACTCAAGTAATAGGTGCCGCTTGGGCAAATATCTTCGGTATATTATTAACGAATGCGTTCTCAATAGTTGGTACTATTATGGGTATAAAATATGCAACAGAAAATAAACAATAAAAAACAATAATTATGTTATTAAAAGTAGGTTCAAAAGGAGATGACGTAAAAAAACTCCAAACAAAATTAGGATTAACTGCCGATGGTTCATTCGGTCCTAATACGGAAAATAAAGTTAAAGAATGGCAACAATCTAACGGTTTAACTGCCGATGGAATTGTTGGTGATGGTACTTGGTCTAAAATGTTTGGGGTAACAACCCAAGAAACACAAGTCATTAAAGAGGATGTTGTGATAACACCTGTTGAAGGTTTAGACATTGAAAAATTAAAAGGGACAATTCCTGATTCAGTTTTAGCTCAAATCCCTGAGACTGCTAAAAAGTTTAACATTACAAACAAATTAAGATTAGCTCACTTCCTATCCCAATGTGCTCATGAGTCAGGTAATTTTAAATCAATAAATGAAAACTTAAATTACTCGGCTGACGGTCTTCGTAAAATATTTGGTAAGTACTTTCCTGGCAACCTTGCTGAATCATATGCAAAACAACCTGAAAAGATTGCTTCTCGTGTTTACGGAGGAAGAATGGGTAATGGAGACGAATCAACCAAAGAAGGTTATAAATTTAGAGGTAGAGGATATATACAGTTAACAGGTAAATCTAACTACACTAAGTTTACCCAATTTATTGGTGAAGACTGTGTTAGTAATCCTGATTTAGTCGCGACTAAATATCCATTAGCTTCTGCGGCATTTTTCTTTAACTCAAATAGTTTATGGGCAATATGTGATAAAGGTTCTGATGATACTACAGTGACTGCGGTTACTAAAAGAGTTAATGGAGGAACAAATGGACTCGCAGATAGGATTGAAAAATTCAAAAAGTATTATAGTCTATTGAAATAATTTAACTAAGTATTAATAATTTACATTGAATTTACTTTCGTTAAATCCTAATTCTTTTAGTTTTTCTATTACAGAGTCCCTAATATCGCCTCTACTTGGACCTCGTCTAGAGCTCCAACTATAGTAATTCATTTCCGATTTAAAAGATAAAGTAATATGTAACCCTTTATAAGTGGTTTGAATTTTTATTGAGTGTATCTTATCACCACTAGGGACTGATTTAATTTCGGACTTAAGTTTTTGAATGAACTTTTTATCTAAAAATCTTTCATTGTTTTTTAATATAATATCATCGGTAATTTCAAGCTGACCATGAGAAGGATACCCAAATTCAATACCCATATAAGTTTCTAAATATTCTTTAAATTCCTCAAAGAAATCATGAGCGTCTTTTTCAGTATAGTCAGAGACCATTAATTTTTCAAAATCAACAGTTAAACGAACATGAATTACGTAAGGATTTTCTTCAGTAAATGAAAATGTTAACCAATCGGGTAATCTAAGAGATTTTATTATGGAATTTATTTGTTTTGCAAACTTTTCTGTGAATTTATGAGATGGAAGTAATGTAGGTAATTTATGTTGACGATTTCCAACAAACCATTTACCAATTTCAACTAATTGTCTTGTTGACCAATATTCATCATCATAGATATTAGTATTAATATCGTAAGACTTTATAAATTCAAGATAGTATTTCTTTAAAAGATAAGACAAAGGAAATTTACCAATATCTTCACCATGATTTTCTCTAACCCAAGGTCTGAAATACTCGAAGAATACCTCAATGAAGTCCTCATCATCATAATAATTTAAATTATCTGATTCAGAAATTACTTTAATATAGTGTTTAAAATGAGATTCGGTAATTATAAATTTCATATAATATAAATACCATGATATTTATTATTGTGACTCCATGCTCACAAACAATTTTAAATTGTAACACATGTCAGAAAGATTAAATAATGTTGTAAGAGATTACATTAATAAATTCGGATATTGGGAAACCCAACGCATGATGGGGATTTCTTATACTAAATTGGCAAAACTTTCAGGTATGTTAATATCTGAAGATTGGGCTTACGAAATTATACAAGAAAACATTAATAAAAATAGACTACCAACGAAATACAAAGAATTTAGGATAGCGACTAATTTTGATGGTATTGTTTATTGGGAGACAAACATAAAGACAGGGTATTTTCCATCATATTTAATTGAATCTATGACTGTTTATGCAACCCCATTTTGGGATGCAAATAACTATACCCCCGTTGATGTTGATTTTTATGAGTTAGTTGATAAAGACAAAGATGTATATGTCCAAATTACAGGGGATGGAGATTTCTTCAAAACATATAGAGATAGGTCACTATTTAACAACGTTGACGATTTATTCGAATGGTATAAAGAAAAATATTTACCAAACGTTTACGATATTATAATGAACATTCTTTTACCTGAAGTACAAAAAGCGGCGGATGAAGAATTAGATGATTTATCTGATGAAGGTAAATTAAGAGAAAACACAATCATTGAGAGTTCTGATGAAAAATTCATAAAAACTGTACAGGACAGTATAAACAAAAATGATTTATTGACAACTATAAAGATTTTTGGAGCTAAAAAAGTTTTAAGTAAAATATTGGAGCTCAATATTGGAATTAAAGATAAAATTAATTTTATTAGATATGTTGTAAAAGATGTTGGTGGAGTTAGTTTATTTGACATTGATGAAACTCCTATAGAATATATGAAAAAAGGTGATGAATACCATGAAATTGTATATTTGGGTACTAATTTCGTATATATAGACGTATGGAATTATAAAAAATATGACGGTGAATATGAAGTACATTATCATAATTTAAATGATGACATGATTAATGAAATATTTTGGATTGTTAAGAGTATAGCAATACAAAATGATGTTTTTTAATTAATATATTAGATGAATTTAAGAGAAAGTATAAAGTTAATATTAGAAGAAGAGGTAAATAAAAAATACCCCAAGCCAACACCAAACGTTGAAAAATTAATCTATAAATGGTTAAATAATTATTTTTCAGGTGCTCAAATGTATCACAATAAATCATGGGAATCTAGACATGATTTTGAGTTTTGTAATAAAGGTAAAGAAATACTAAATGTTATTTTATTTTTTAACCATAACGATGAAGTTTGGAGTGACGATAGAACTACAGAAGAAAGAGATTTTGAAAGTGGAACCTTACAAATTCCTAAAGATATTATTAATGAATTGGCGTCAGTTATTCCTGTAAGAAGAACTTTTTTAAGATATGTTATTGAAGAATGGTTTGAGGATACTTATTTGGGTGAGATACAAAGTAAGATGAAAAGAAATGATATATCAATAGATGAGTTTGATGAATATCCTGATAAATCTCAAATATGTGTCCCACCAATGACAAAACCTGATGATGTCAGTCTTGACGATATGATTGATTTTGTGGTTGCAAATACTTTATTCCGTAGAGCTGAATTAGAAAAAAGAAGTCCTGAATTTATTGAAAAAACTTATTTAGAAAAACTTCGTTCACAAGAAATGGATAGAGTAAGAGGTAATTAAAAATTAACAGTCACCAGTATTCATAATCTCAATATTATGACCTCTAATAATATCACCATTTAATTTATATAGAAGATGACTAACATGTTCGTATACAGTGTTACGAATTGCTTTGTCGAACATGTAACGACCTTCATAACCTGCTAATGGTTTAGGGATATAAATAATTAAATCCATAGAATAACGAGTAGGAATGATATTATAATTACAATATTTCATGGTGGGACCAATATCCTTAGTAAACAATATATTTGTTAGATAAATGATATCCTCTCTTGTTCCCTTAAGACCAATCTCATCAACAACTTCCTTCGGCATCTTACCTGTCATAGTACATAAAATCTTCATACCAAATTTTTCTAATAAAGCTTTAAGAGTTTCTTGTTGTTGATTTTCTGAGATTAGATAGTTCATTACCAATTAGTATTAGTTTTATTATGTATGGTATCATTATGAACTAATTTAACTGTATTTTTTCCTACGTAAGATTGTATTTGGTATTGTAGTTCCCATATTAAATTATCAACACTCTGGTATTGGTGTATAGATTCAGTATAGAAATCTAAAAATAATATTATGAAACCCTTATCAATTTTAACATCAATAACTTTAATAGAGCCAGTTGTTTCCAATTCGTCACAAGCGTCAAAATTAATTATTTCTCTTGCTTCAGCACCTAACTCATGTTGCTCATCACACTTTTCCTGAAGTAAAGACAATGACATATTCAGTATTTTCTGAAATGTTTGTATTTGTTGACTCTCTGTTATAATAAACTTCATAAATAAATCTCAATAAATTGTTCCATGGTTAATCCAAGAGGTTCTATACCCAAAAGGTCCATGAAATAAGATTCATCAAGTGGGGTACAGTCATTAGTAATAATCCAATCTTTACCATTGTCCAAATTTTTTTGGTATAATATTTTAACTTTATCTGACATGTCAATAAGATACATCGGACCAAAATTATTTAATCTTCGGTTTATATAAACATATGAAGCACATTCATCAAAATAGTTCAATAAACTATATGCACTTGTAACCTCTTCTATTTTACCTGAAAAGTCTATATCAAACCTATTTTTAATTAGGTCTTTCATTCTTGATTCTGTGATGATATATTTCATATTACATTATATAAGTACTTTTAACAGGAACATCAAACTTAGTTTCAAACCAATTTTTTAGTCTATCCATACTTTCCTCATACTCTAAAGGAAAGAACGAGGACAGTTCTATAATCAAACTTGGTAATACACCAAATTCTTGTGTTATCCCATAATAAGAGAACACAGGACGTTCACTATTCCCCCATGATTCTTTAGATGACCAAACATACCCATCCGTCCCATCTCTAACAACATACATATTAGGGAAAAGACCATTAATGTAGTCATTTAATAATTTATCTATATGTGATTCTGTGATAATGTATTTCATGTTAGTATACGTATTCTTCTTCACCTCGGGAAAATGTGGCGATGTTTGATTCTTCCACAGGTAAGTGATAATGTTTATGTAACCATTTAGATAACACGGACTGCATACTTGTAAAACGTTCCATGGAGAACATCCAAAACCCACTTCTCCAAATATCATCCAATACCCAAACAAAATAAGTATTATCTTTATCAATAACCATAATCATGGGTTCACCATCATCATTAACCAATGTAAGTTTATCACCGTCTAATTGATGATGTAACTTACCAAATTGTTTTGTGATGAAACTATCAATCGTAGCATTAAGTTTAGATTCTGTTATAATGTATTTCATATTATTGGTCTAAATGTTGTTTATGAGGTGCTCTATAAAATTGACTAACATTTGTCATGTTATAATTGTATGTCTCGTTAAACCATTTCATTATGATAGGGTTGTAATCGTTACCTGTCATACCAATACCCTCAGAAAAGAATCTTAAGAAGTCAACATAACTAACCGAGAAGTGGGGATAACGTTTTAATAGTTTATTTGTAAAGCGAATTATAATACGATTATTTTCAGTAATCATATAAACTTCTTTTCTAGAACCAACAACCTTTCTCAAATTAGAAAAAGAGTTTAAGTATTCATAAGGGTCACCATTGTAAGCATCAACTACTTTACCAATGTCACCACCAAAAAACTTAATGGTATAATCCAAACCTTGTTTAGATACCATGGATTTAACGACATCATTTAATTTATTTTCTGTTATAAGATATTTCATAGTTACTCTTCAATTATATTAACGTCACCCAAATTAAACATATCACTAATGGTCCCATTAATACATATGTCAAGTTCGTGGTAGATAATGTATATGTTGTCAGACTCTTCGGTAGTGTAGACATTAATGTTAATATAAATACCACCATCCTTTTCATTAGGGGTTAAAGATTTAACCTCAATCCTTGATATAGTACTTAAAGCATAACAAATACTATCTGCTTCATCATTCCCATACTCGGAAATACTATCACACCAATCACGTAGTTCATTAAGACAGTTGTCAATGACATTCTGAACCATTAATAATTTATTTTGATGTTCTGTGATAATGTATTTCATATTAGTATACGTATTCCTCTTAACCTCGGGAGAACGTTGATATATTCGATTCTTCCACAGGTAAGTTATAATGGTTATATAACCATTTAGATAATACGGACTGTATATCCTCAAAACTTTTCATAGAAAACATATGGGATACAATATCCCAAACCTTATCCAATACCCAAACAAAATAACCATTATTTTTTAATGGATAAACCATAATCATGGGGTCACCATCATCATTAACCAATGTAAGTTTATCACCGTCTAACTGATGATGTAACTTACCAAATTGTGTTGTGATGAAATTATCAATCGTGGAGATAAGTTTAGATTCTGTTATTATGTATTTCATTTTTAATTAAGTTCAAATTTATCAAGTGCTTTATATCGTCCCGAATCTACAAATACAGTTACCTTATCTGAATACATTTCAGGAAAACGTTTAACTAATTCTTTGATTACGTCTCTTCGATATAAAGCATACAAATACGAAAGATTATCATCAATACGTGAAAGCATATAAGAATCGTAAGCATTTAAACCAACAAAACCTATTTCAAGAAGAGGAAGACCTTTATCCATTAATAACAAACCACCACCTCTTTTTTCTATATGTAAATTACGAAAATAACTTAGAATAAATGGTACAACAGTCTCTTTTGATTCACCGATAATGGAAAAAAGATTTTCATGACCACCAACAAAAGAAGATGCGACATCCCATCCATTATTTTTAATTAATTCTAATACCATTTTTTGTTGCTGGCTTTCGGTGATGATATACTTCATATGAATATAAATATATTGTATATTTATTAATATGAACTTACAAGAACATATAAGGAAAGTTTTAATAGAGACTCTTGAATCCAAATGGAACGAGGGTAACTATGACTATCAATATGGGTTCTGTCATTATTTTGCATATAACATCATAGGTAAGATTAAAAAACGTTTCCCAAATAAGAAAGTGAATTACTACCTTTTACTGGCAAACGAAACGGACAAAGACACAGGAGAAGTGGAACAAGAACATCTTTTACATGTTTATATTAAAATTGATAATATGTTATTAGATTCCAATGGATTCACAACAATGGATAAGGTAGAAGAAAGAATGGATGATTGGTACGAAAGACAATTACGTATTATTCCTGAAGATTATGAAATTAATATGTGGACGGAAGAATCAGATACAATACCTGAGTATTTTTTCAATAATAGATTTTGTAATCCAGGTAGAGTCAAAAAAGACATTGAAACATTTCTATCAAATCCAATAGTTCAAAGAATATTAAAAAATAAATAAATAAATAATTATAAAATATGAAACTTGTTATAACTGAATCTCAATTACAAAGAGCCTACATTAATTACTTAAATTTGTTAATGGGAGATATTAAATTAAATTTTGAAAAATCGGACAAAGGTTATAAGGTTTTTTATAACGGACCAATTAGAACTTTTACTTATAGTGTTAGAAGTGAAGATGTGTATTTTTTAGAGAGTACTATTAGAGATTTTCATAGTATGTTTTCTGATTTAGAATGGGAAGAGGTATTAAATATTATTGGTAAATGGATTCAATATAAATTTGGATACCCTGTAAGGGAGGTACACTCGGTAGAAAGAATGAGTGAAAATTAATATGAACCTACAAGAACAAATATTAAGAATACAATCAATGATGGGAGGTATTAACGAATCCCATATACCTTTAGTTATTAGAAGAAGAGTATCGGATGAAGATATTGAAGAGGCGTTTGAACACGCATTAGATAGAATGGGAAATTCAATGGAAAACCCAAATTCGGTCATATATAAAGAAAAAGGAACCACTCTATGGTTATTTGCGAAATTTGTTATTGACGAGATGGTAACATATTTAGAACAAGATTATTTCACCGATGATAACCGTATATATTTTGAGGACGACGATTTCTATTATGATAAAATTAGAAAACCACTTCTTAGACATTATGGTGGTAGAATAAAAGAAAGATACAATGAAATAATATGAACCTGCAAGAACAAATATCAAGAATGAAGTCAATGATGGGGACTATTACTGAAAGTAATAAAATGTTAAATACCATAAAGTTATATATGACTATGAACTACCCTGACTTTACAAAAGATAATACGCTAATAAAATACGGGGAACATTCAGGGATTAAAGAATATTTTAGTAAAGACACCAATGAATACTTTTGTACTTATTGGTCCGACGATAAAGATTTAGGTTTAAATAGTAAAATATTTAATTCACTTTATTCCATGTTTGGTGAAGATGGAATGACATATATTTTAGATTGGTTTAATAAAGAATTTGATGAAGACGCGGAAAACGCGTCATTTGTATTAGTAAGATGAAACTACAAGAACAAATATCAAGAATCCACTCAATGATGGGGTTAATCATTGAAGAAAAACAAGATAAATCAGTTGTTCTTTTAGATGGTACATCATCGGCGGGTAAATCACATACCTTAAAACATTTAAGAGCGGTTCCATACTACAAAGCAAATGACCCGAATCGATGGGTCGTTATTGGTACCGATGATTTTAGTGGAACAGGAGATGGTGACGGTAGAGAGGGTGAAGAAAGAAGACTAAAATTAGACCATCCAAATATAAGACAATGGGCAAAAGAAAATCAGGATGTGGGTATAGTATCAGGATTATACCGTGAAGACGGTAAAGATGTTCCTAAAAATCCATATGAAAATGAATACATAAAAGGAACTGACGCAAGATTGTGGTATGTTGCACAAGAAATTAAAACAGGTCCTTGGAAAAAGATTGCAATTGATGATATTGGTAAAGGAATATTACAATACTTACCTGGTGTTAAAATAAAATACATTCTATTACATACACCATTATATGTTCTTTTAAAGAATGTTTATGAGAGAAATGAGAGAGCAAAAAATGACCCCAATTTTAAAAACGATAATAGGGATGTTAAGATGGTGTTAGACCAATACTCCGAAAAATATGAAGCAACAAAATCTAAACCTGACATTAATGAAGGAGACCCTACAACAGTATTAACCAAAGGTGGGGTAACTGACTTACTTCAAAAAAATGGGATGAGTGATAAACATATAAATGAGTTTTTAAATAATATTAATTTAACTGATGATGGTGACTATTATATTAAAGTTAGAGATACATATATGACACCCGAAACACAATTAGTAAATGTAGATAGTGAAAGGACTGTCTATTTAAAAGATATTGATAAAGCATTAAAATGAACCTACAAGAACAAGTTAATAGGATACATGAAGTGATGGGGATTAAAGATATCTTCGGAAATCTTTTTGGTAAAAAAGAATTAACCAAGGACGAGAAATTAATTAATGTTATTGCGAATTTTGTTAAAAAGAACTATGATATAGAAGAACGAAAGTCCCTTCATATGAAAGGTGATTACGCTTATTGGTTAATGCCAGAGAACAGAATTGTTTTTTACTATGATAAACAATATAAAAGATTACAATATCCATGGTGGTTTGCTGAAGACATTCATAGATTTATCGGTGATGATAGATTAATACATCTTAACAGTGAAATGATAGGTAAGGTCTTCGAAAAGTTATATAAACATAAAGTTAACGACGCTCAAGGATATAGTAGTATAACAGTATAGGATAAAGTTTAACCGACAAGTATTACATCAATAGTAAGACCATTATAAACATATGGGGAGAAACCTTCAAAACTTAACCCTGAGGTCTTAACACCAAAGTAATTAAAGATATCTCGTCTTATGGAATACTCCATTCTTTTTTCTTTATGTTTTTTTATGTCAGAGGATTGGGGGTTGATTATATAGATATCACTGATAGAATCAAAGTATAATGATATAATAGTTTCGATATGAGAGGAATCACTTCCTTCCCATACATCACGTTTATCTATTATAATCTTTTCAGGATTGTACAGATGGTCGATGTACTTAACAATCCCATTTAATAACTCAGGTGATTCCATATAAAGATAAATATAGTGAAATAATATAACCCAATCATTCACTCCCATTTTTTTACTTCGTAACGTTCCCCCATCTTCGATGAGGTCACTAAAAAACTCCGTTCATCATTGTGTTATATCATTTCCCCTAAGAACCTCATTTACATTTATGGTGGGATGACCCGACCATTTTATGGCCATCTCTACTTTATGTTCAAGAACCTCACCCACCGTAGAACTACTAGGTAATACCCTATAGTCAGTTGATGATACCTTATAATTTAAAACCTGCTTCACCATTATAGGGATAGAAGATACTACTTCTTCAGTTTTGTTTACCCTATAATTAAGGACTTCTTCCACCCTTGATGCTGACCAAACGTTGGTGAACTGGGTTGTGTTTACCCTACAATTTAAGACCTCTTCCACCCTAATGTTTTCTAACTCAGCGATGTCTTTAGTTGTGTTTACCCTACAATTTAAGACCTCTTCCACCTTTTCTTGGAAATCGTTGCAGTGAAAAATAGTTGTGTTTACCCTACAATTTAAGACCTCTTCCACCCAAGAAGAAATAACGGGGGTAAATTCCTTATCAGTAAGACTAAATAACTCAAAGAAAGTTCTAAAGAAACCATACTTCCACCATAGAGTTCCGTCAGAACAAAAGATAAAATACCAACACTTATTTTCTCTATCAACAAACCATATCTCTTTTTTGTAGGGAACAATCTCTACACAAGACAAATCCTTATATAGTTTCTTAAATATAATCTCTTTTAATCTATCACTAACCATAATAACAAAGATAATAATTTAATTTTAATAATACTATACAATTACTCACTCATACCTACCGTTCATTTCATTCACTACGGTTCTCCTTCGTAATCATATAGTATTATTGTTCATTATTTTGTCGTGTTCAGTGTCACTGAACATTAGATTATAGTGAACAGTTCCCCCATTATATGTGGGTGTTTACAGTAAACTGTTTAGTGTAAACTTTCCCCATTTTATAATACGGTGGTCACTGACCCCCATATATGAAAGACATATAGAGTAAATGTTATGGTGTTCACTAATCATGTATATTGTTTATACATTAGAAACCTTTCAGGTATAATAAATATAATAATTTATACATGATATGAATGAACATATAGTGGGGAATTGTGGTAAGTATGTTTCATATCTGTATGGTCAGGTGAAACCTGATTAGAATGATATAAATGATTACTTTATTAGTTCCCCTTATTATATTTGTTATGGTATGTCTAAGTGAAGGGGAGTTATGGTGGTGTATAATATCGGACAAAATGTCCCCTCGTTGAACCTCCTGTTAGTCGGGTCTTTGAAGGTTAATTAATGACTCTTCTAACACACTAACGTGTTTCCCCGCTTTATGTACCATAAATAGAATAATTTGCTGGGAATTATATATAGTAAAAAAACTGGTCCTAATGGTACCACTAGAGGGGAAAAATCCTCATTCTTACTATCAGGAAGACCAATAGTGGTGGTAAAAGGTGGGGGAAAATATACTAAAGGTGGGAGTAAAAACCCTGTGAAGGGATTATCCCCATCACGAAACACGACTGACATTTTGACATTTCCAAATTTTTTAACACTTTTTTTTATAAAAAAGTTATCAACAATCCCCTCTGACACTATGTCAGTAAGGGATACTTATAAAAAGATATTAACAATTTAATGTGTAAAAATATGTACCAACAAAGTCGGGTCAAGTACCTAAAAAACTTATCAACAGAAATTAACAAGGAAGGGAACCATATAACTGTAGAGTACAGTATGAATAAGAAGAAGGGGACCTGTAAGTATATAGAGAAACCTTCAATGAGTAAGATACAACCAGGAGTTCACCTACTATTAATGGAGGTGGGAATGTCAGATATAATAGATGAGATAAATAAAATATCCCCACT